CTTGGTACTATAAGTGGTGTAGGATCTTCAGGTATTGGAAGACTTGGTACTATAAGTGGTGTAGGATCTTCAGGTATTGGAAGACTTGGTACTATAAGTGGTGTAGGATCTTCAGGTATTGGAAGGTTCGGTGCTATAATCAATGCAGGATCTTCAGGTATTGGAAGGTTCGGTGCTATAAGTGGTGTAGGATCTTCAGGTATTGGAAGACTTGGTACTATTGTAGGTTGATTTATTTCAGGTGTTGTAGTACTTGGTGCTATAAACGGTGCAGAGTTTTCAGGTATTGGAAGACTTGGTGCTATAAACGGTGCAGAGTTTTCAGGTATTGGAAGACTTGGTGCTATAGACGGTGCAGAGTTTTCAGGTATTGGAGGACTTGGTGCTATTGTAGGTTGATTTATTTCAGGTGTTATAGTACTTGGTGCTATAAACGGTGCAGAGTTTTCAGGTATTGGAGGACTTGGTGCTATTGTAGGTTGATTTATTTCAGGTGTTATAGTACTTGGTACTATTGTAGGTTGATTTATTTCAGGTGTTATAGTACTTGGTACTATTGTAGGTTGATTTATTTCAGGTGTTGTAGTACTAATACTTATTGTTGAATTAGGTAATTTGTTATTATTTAAACTTTTTACAGACTCTAAGCTATAATAATGATATGTAAAAGTTGTTGAACGATTTATAGGACTACTTGCTGGTGAGTAGTTATATTCTTCTCCTTCAATAGATATCGGGCAAGCACCGTAAAAAGTATATTTTTGTACAACTGTTGGAGGTTCGTTATTACCTAAAAGCCCCAATTTATATGCTGTAATTCTACAGCGGTAATTATCAGCTCCTTTTCGTGCAATCATACCTAGATGAGATGTAGCAATAACCCAAGGTCTAATAACATTATCAACAAAACTTATATTAGTTTCTAAAAATACTATTTGCATACCACTGTATGCATCTCTACCTCCACCAATTTGAGATCGTATAAAACCGTTTTGCTGTATACCTTCGGGGTTAACAACGTTTGATTCACCAGGTATTTGTACAGCTTGTACAAATAGACAACCTTTAATATCCTGATAATCGCTTTGAAGTGTTATTTCTATTGCTTTATCTATATCCCAACTTTCAGGTTCGTAACTAATACCTTTTTTTATAGCTTGAACTGGTAAAACTTCTGAATAACTCGGCGAACCATTACTATCACTATCACTACTAAAAAGTAAAAGCCACTGCGCACCTTTCGGTAACGCACTGGCTGGTTTACTTAAAAAATTTTCTAAAAAAAACGGTATTTGTTGAGTAAATTCCATACAGCAATATTATTTATTGCTGTTAATTAGAATTAATCAGCATATAATGCTGCAGTAGCACCCTGAGCACCGCCGGTAACTCTCCAGTATTGATAAGCAAGAGTAGTAGGTACTGTTACAATTGAACCGTTATCTCCGATATTATAAGCTATATCTCCAATTGACTGTACGTAAGCACCGTAGAGAGTATACTGACGAACTGTATCCATACCTTTATCAAGTAAGTCGAGAATAATATTACTAGGTGTTCTGGCAATATTGTAATTACCGGTTGAGGAGCTGTCATCAAATGTTGCAATAGTAGCATCTTCAAGAGCTGTACGTATATTGTAGCTTTGATCGCAACGAAATGTTACGGCCCAAGCGTCAGATCCAGGGTAACTAGCTGTACCAGGTACGTTGAACTGTAATCCCATAAAAGGTACAGGTATATTAGCAATTGTTCGTCCGGGTAAATTAGCAGTTTCAAGATAAACTAAATTAGTTTCTGTAAAAGAAATATTAGCTAATTGCTGTACTCGAAATTGAAATTGACGTGCAAAGTCGTTACTCTTTACTGATGTGTAGAAGTCTGATATATTTTGTGACATAATTTTATTTTATTGTTGTTAGATTAATTCGTTGAAATCTTGACTTGTTCGTGTAGCTATGAAGTTTACTAAGATAAACTCTGCTGCGCGGGTTGGTTTAATGTAGATATCAACGTTAAGCTGATTACGATCAATAGTGTCAGGTGTATTATTACGAGTATCGCAAACGATCTTGTAATCATATAACCCTTCAGTATTTTGAGCTAATGAAAAGATTGGCTTAATTGTATTAACTAATCTTGTACGTGTGAATGTAGTGTTAGGTTCGAATACAAAGTATTTAACGGCTCTTTGTACGGCGCGCTCAAGTGTTAAGAATAAGCGACGAACATTAACTCTATCAAAAGCAGATGGTTTAGCTTGTAATGTCTTTTGACCGAATACTACATATCCATCTCCAGGGAACAGGCAAATCGGGTTCATCGATAGGGTATAAAGATAATCACGCTGTTTTTGATTTGGATTAAATCCAATATCAACAATGTTTCTAATTATACCGCGGTTAAGTCCTGCTGGAGCAATCCAAGGTTGAGTGAGTGTGTCATTATTAGCGTAAATACCAGCTACGTAACCGGAAGCAGGTACCCATGCAAAATTATCACTGAAGCTATCGTAAACTTTAACCCAGTTAGCATAAGTAGCTGAATAGTTAGTATCAATACCAGTAAATAGCTGCTGTAATGGAGTGTAAATATTTTGTGTAAAATTATTAGTTCTTACTTCAAGTGTTTTAAGATTAGTCCCGTTAACAAATATTTGTCTAAGCGGGTCAGCAATATACATACAATCCTTACGTGTATTCTGTACGAAGTTATTGAATGTATTAAAGATTGTTTGCCAGTACTGAATAGTGCTGGAAGTCGGTTGTGAGCTTAATGATGCTGTATCAGCTACTAGCTGATCATTAAATGTAGCGATCGAGCCACCAGATGTATTAGCAAATATTGTTGAAAGACCTGCATCAAGTACGAGATCTAACTTTGATTTATCAGGTGAATCAATTAATGTTAAAACTCTATTAAGTTTTGCATTAACGTCTCCAATTGTATTGGCATTAACTTGATCGTAAGTAGGGGAATAAATACCTAATGGATATAGAGCATTAGCAGCTACTCTTACGTTAGTAGTTGGATTTGGTGAACCGTTGCTTGTATGGTAATTAGCTCTTGATATTACAGGATTAATATTAACATTAATATTAGAAGAGTTATTATTAAGAATATCACCAATATAGGCTGTCTTAGGTATACCACCAACACGAGCAATATCTTTCTTTGTTGAGTCTAAAGAACCAACGAAGGCTTCTGCTAGAGCATTTGTTAAGACGTTAGGTTGATATGAAGAATTACGAAGCTTGAATACTGTAACAACAAGCGAATCGTTATAGAACGGATTACCAAAACTAAAGTTTGGTATAGACTCAATTTGTTCAGAGAGTGAACCGAATGTTCCAGCTGCTCCGGTAAGAGCGAATGAAAGATTTGATGTAGGAAGCTGACTATATAAGTCATTACCTGATAAGCTAATAATTGCATTTGCTTGAGTAAATGGTACGTTGAGACCAAAACCGCTATTGTCAGAAATATTAACGTAATAACCTTGAAAAGCTTCATCAATAGTAGTTTGTGCTTGATTTAGTATAACTAAACCACCTTCAAGTGTATTAACACCATTTACTATTGTAAATACGGATCCTGTATTAGGAGTAAAGCTAAACGTTGGTGTAGAGCCTGTATAAGTAGGTAAAGTTGTCTTCCATACAAAGTTATTATGAAGTAGGTTATTATAAACGTCTTCACTAAAGGTAACGTGAGTAGGAGCACCGAAAACAATCTGTGAATTAGAAGCACTTAAGAAAGTTTGATTAACGTATGCGAATGTCCATAATGAACTTCCTCCTATAGTAGTTGTAGAGTAGGAACTTAATACAGCTGTATTAATATTAACAGAACTTAAAGTTTCAAAAGCTAAAAATGCTTGCGCTGTTGTATTAGCAGAGAGCTGTAAAACACCCCCTGTTATAGGAGTTGATGATGTATAATATACAGCTGTTCCTGCAGAAGCAGCAGGATAGAAAAGACCGCTATATTGAGGAGCAAACCCGGCCCCAGCTCCAGAACCGTAAGGAAGACGTGTTGCTAAAAGATTACCGTTAGAATTAAGAACAGCGGCGCTAGAGTAGTAAAAATAACGTTCTGCTGGAGAAGCAGGTAGACCGAAAATTTGTTCAAATTCAGAAATTGATGTAATCTGTAAAATTTCGTCGGTTGGACCTTGAGCTGCAAAACCAGGTACTAAAACGGATGTACCTCCTGGTATTGCTATTGTCTGAGACAAATCTGTTTCGATGATCTGTACTCCTGGAGATTGTATTGTAAGTGCCATATGTGTATTATTATTTATGCTCTAGTAGATTATTTTTTTAAGTTATAATAAATTTATTTCAAGTTGACTAAATTGAAACTGTGCTGTTGATTCAATAAAATTATTATTTCTATACTCGTAATTAATTGCTCCTAAGTTAGTTATAAATGCGTTATGATAGATAAATTCTATCACTTGATTATTATATTCATCTAAACCAAAAATAGAAAAATCAGTTTGATACTCTGTATTTACACCTGAAGATATGTCACTTTGAGCATTAGTAGGCGTACCTGCGTAATAACTACCTAACGGGTCATTCATTATAGATAACCATTTCCATAACAGCCAATAATTCTTAAAATTATTATCAACCATAAAATTAATATCAAGAGGAGGATAACTTGGGCGGCTGTAGCTAGATACATGATGTGATTGACCTCCAAAACGTAATTCAACAGGTGGTACTTGTATAGCGGGTACAATAGTGCCATGTACACTTAATTGTAACGGCTCAATATCAATTGAATTATCTGTTAGAGATTGTTGTTTTAAGTATTTAGGTAAATTTAAAACAAGTAAAAATTTATCGTCACTTGCTCTATTAAGAATAGACTGTTGAGTAGGGTTAGTTGTCATTAATTGTGAATGTTCATCCAACCATTATTTATTAGATCCCAGTAGTCAGAATTGTCCATTGCTTTATTATATTCTGCTTCAGATAATAAAGGTTCGTATTTTTCTTTTATCTCTCCTCCTATATTTGTTGATATACCTGTACTTAAATCTTTTAATACATAAAGCTTAGGATCAATTTCATTGTAATCTAAGCTAGAAATTTTTAATGGTTTATTTTGCTCATCATACTCATCTACTTGAAAATATTGTTCGCATATTTCAGGTTCAAGCGCAAATAATCCCCAAACAAGGGACATAACTCTATCATCATAGAAGTTATCATTCTTTTTTCTATACGTTCCGTTTGGGTATCTAATAAACGTTTCAAGCTCTTTAATCGTATCCATATCATTAATATGAACAACCTGTAAAAAGTTAATCCAGTAACGCATATTAGCAACTCCAGCAAACCTCAGATTGTTATGACTTAATATACCTAAATGTCTTGTATTAGAAAAAGAGCCGGTGTTAGCAAGTTTTGAGCAACTAACTATTTTTTCATAAAAGTGTTTATGAAATAGGGTATCGATAATTTGTGCACCGCAATTATTTCTCTCGACTAGTAGTGGTGGGTTACCCCATTGACAGGCGAGATTAACTAAATTATTAGCGTAATGATACGGTTCAATAATATTAGTACCGTATACCGCTACTTCTTTTATTTCTTTTAAATCGGTTATATCTAGTACTTGAGATACTGTTGCTGCTCTACCAATACCTTCACCTACATCGACGCCTATTACATATAATTTAGATGGATCCGGTGCTTCAAAAACTTTATAATGTCCTTCATCACAAGTCCATATTATTGGTTTCTTTTTTTCTTTAAATCTTTCAATAACAGAAGCACCAACAGCTGAATTACCCGGATCAAGAAATGTATTTCCAAACTCTTGTTGAAATGCTTCATCAGAGCCTAACGCAGATGCCATTTGCTTACGCCATTTTTCACCTCTACCTGGTACATCCCACCAATCAATTCTTTCGGCATGCCACCCGTTAACTTCTTTTTCAGCTCCTGAATATATCTCGTAAAATTTATTATTAGTACCGTTAGGGGTACTAACCATAAAAATTTTTGTTGTCTTACCTGATGAAATAATAGGAATAACTGATTTCCAAAATTCTTCCATAAAGTTTTGATCGATAAACGCAGCTTCGTCAATACAGAGAATATTTGCAGTATCACCTCTTGCTGCTGTCGACGTAGTAGTACTAATACCTATACTAGATCCATTTGCAAACGTACAACCTGTTTTACCATATTCTTTAACACCAGGTTTAAGATAGTTTGGTAACATTTCATAAGCTAAACGTATTTTTTTAAAAATATTAATAGCTGTTGATTCTTTATTAGCTACAATAATAACACGCTTATCATCAAAAAAACATGTATTCCAAAGAGCGTATATAGTAGTAATAGTTGTCTTACCTACTTGACGAGAGGCTAGTACACAGACAAATCGATTATCAGCAAGACTCTTGAGAGCGCGCTTTTGTGCTTTATAAAGTTCTATTTTTTGTTTACCTCGATCGGCTTCTACAATATAAAAATGACTCTCAGCAAAATGAATAATACTCTCTTTGCATTTTTTAATTTCCCGAACCATTTTCGGGGTCCATTCAAATTGAGCATCCTCTTTAGGGATGTTTTTATCACCACGATAAAATTGATTATCGTCAATGGGTTTCTCTAATATCTCATCGTTCATGAAGTAACCTTATTTATCGGTCACCAATAAAATTTAAAAGAGTTGTTCTTAAATGTTCTACTAATGCGTCTCTATCGTGTGGATTAATAGCGTGTATAATAGAAACTTTTTCTCCGTTTAGATCGTAACCAAGAATCATATATGATTGAAGATACTCTTCAGTTAAATGATCAAGTTGTTCGAGATCTTTAACCTTAGAATGTTTTATAGAAGCAGTGTCATAAAATCTAAGAAATGCTTGTTTAATTACATCTTCAATTAACAAATTTGACTCTACTACCTTTTTAAAAGTATCATCAATATCAACACCACTTAAATTAAGTGTGTTTGTTTTTATTTTTTTTGATATTTTTTTAGAGGCTGCCTTTTTTTTATCTTGATCACCGGTAGCCATATATATATATTATTTATTCATCTACAGATGTAGATATATATCAACTATTATAACCTGAAGCTTTATTATTAATACCGTACTTAACAAGATGCTCAATTAAAACTTCATAAGAAGAAGTTTTAATTTTAAGACGTCCCGGTATAAATTGACCACCATCAAATAATTCAAAATACGATTCCCCAATATACGGATCATTAACAACACACGTACAAAAAATAGACGATACACCCGGGTCAATTACAATTGTCCAAGCTCGAGGATCAGAATCATTATACTCTGTAAATATTTTATGTGTATAGTAACCACTATCACGTAATCTCTTAACTGTATAACCTAAGGTTGTTAATTTGTTAGACATATATAAAGATTTATCTCGTATTTGTTATTTTACAAGAGCGGATATAATAAATTTTATAGAAACATGCTTATCTTCTATTTCAAATAATGTAACCTTTAAGGAATTATTAATTTTTACAGTAATATTTTCAGTTCGAAGACCAGCTAACATTCTTACGTTTTCAAGATTTAAAGGTAACGCATTTTTAATCGGTTCACCACTGAACTTATCTGTCACAAGATATGTAATATTGTTAATATTTTGACGATTATAGTCATTTAATTCAGCATATACTTCATCATTTTTAGTAAAAAAATAAAGTTTATCAGAATCAGTAGCTATAGAACTACCTTTTAATATTTCATTAAACTTAATATTAGATAATATAAACTCCGAATCGTATTTTAATAATTTAATTTTATCAGGGTTTATTGGACATCTTTGCATATAACTATCTTCAAGCAAATAATAGTTAAATTTAAAATTAACAGTATTATACTTTAAATGATTATTTTCTAAAGATATAACTACGTCATTATCATCAACACAATCTAATAACCTAACAAATTTTTTAACATCTGGTAAATTAATTTTTACAATGTTATCTAATAAACTATTATGTTTAAGAGTAGCAAGTAAAACAATACTACCGTCTTGAGATGAACATACAGCATACAACTCATTATCATTAGGTATTAATGATATATTATCAGCTATTTTACTAATTGGCTGTAAAAACTTTTGTACAAAGCTTTCTTTATTAATGTTTAGCGTGTTAGCCACTCTTCAAATAAATTTGCAAGCTTACTAAGGTTATTATTAACTGATTTAAGCGTATCAATTAATTCAGTAGTAGCTGCTTTAGCTACAGGTATATCATACGTTAAGGGTAAAAATAATTGAGGATCGTATTCTTGCTGCAGTACAGGTGCAGAGGTAACACTAGGAAGAGAAGGTAATGGTGGTGTTAAAGGCTGAGAAGGTAAAGGGTACAACCTTTCAGCTTCTCTATTACGCTCTTCAATTTCTTTTTGTTGTTGCTGAGTAATAATAACGTTGTTATTAGAAGAAACAAACTTCATAGGGTCTACTTTATTAGCAGGACCCATACCAACCGGTACAAGTGTACTTTCGTCTACTTTTTTAAGAGTATTACCGGTTATTTTAGCCATTATGGCTGCTGCAAGTTGTTCTTCTGATACAGCCATATTACTTTAATTCGCGACCAGCGTTAATAACAGCAACTGCAACTGCAGTATGAATTGACTCAAAGTGATTAACTACTACAGAATAATCCTTAATACGGTTATCGAGCTCCTTATCAAGCTCAACTGCTATCTTACGAACCATATCTTCAACAAAGACCGGGTTCTCGTACATAAGCTCAGTTTGATAAGCTTCATCAACACGCTTAAGAGCGTTAATAATAGGAGCAGAAGAAGCATTTTCAACAATATCAATAATATCTTCAATCCACATAATACCCTTTGATTCATCAATCTCAACAGTAACGTCAGCTACTGAGCGTTGATTATGAGCTCCGTAATCACTAATCTCTTTAGAGCACGGGCAAAGAGAAGCGTACATAACGTGAACTGTAAGATAGAGTCTCTCCTTACCGTCAATAAGACGTCCCTCCATATTACCGCGATAATCCATGTGAGACTCAATACCGGAGACAGGTGCCTTACGCTTAAGGAAATAATCAAACTTAATCTTAACATAGGCATTATCAGATTTTAATCTAGCCTTACACTCGTGAAGAAGATCCTTAATAACCTCATGAACATAATAACCGTCTTTCTTTACTACTTCTTCAATAAGAATACGATAACGACTCATGTTCGTACCTTTATTCTCAGAAGTAAGGTCAGTATACATTGAAAACTTACCTGAGCCTTCATTAGTAGTACCGTCTTTACGAATAATTTTAACGGGAAGTGTTGCATCACGAGTACCTACTTTTGGAATGTACTTCTTAGGAAACCCGTCTATAGTATTCTGAATATCGGGAATATCGGCGTTAGTTTTTATTCTTGGCATAAAATTATTATAAATTAAAATTAAAGACCGGCAAGTAACTCCTTAAGCTTGGCATCAGTATCATCTTCAGCAGGGACCTTAGCTTCATCTACGCCCTGAAAAATTTCATTAATAGGGTCCTTCTTTGTAGATACTTGCTTTACAGGTTCCGGTACAGTATCTTCGTCAACAGCCTCTTCGGTTGTTACATCTTCAATACAGAAGAAATGTTGATCGAGTCCACGTTGAAGCTCGGCAGATGTCTTAGCTTTATTAAACTTTTCAAGATCATGTACACCTTCGTAAATTGCACGAAGTTGATTATCATTAAGTTCAAGTTTAGAGGTAGACAAAAACTTAGATGAGGAGTAAGTCACTGATAACCGATTACCAGCATTACCAGTACGGGGCTCACACTTAATACGAAGAGTGCTACCATTAGCTACATCAAATACTTTCTCAGCACCAAACTCAGAAGCATCATCACCGTCAATAGCACTTTGAATAATCTTAGCGAGCTCCTTACCGTAACGAATAACCTTAACCTTGCCTTCGTTCTCAGGATTAGTAGGATCTGAGATAACGTAAGCATTAACCATCCAGCTTTCCTTACGTGAAATATCACCGAGCTTCTTCTTCTCTTCATCAGTACCGTTATTATATGTTTTCATAACATATGAATCAATAGGGCAATTCTCACCGTAAGTAGAAGGGCAAAGAGATGTAAAAAACTGTCCATTAGAATGACTCTTCCAAGAGTGATGCTTGTAGTTATAGATTGTCTTCTTAGGTTCAGTGATGTTCGGTACAAGACGAACGGTGTATGTCTTACCAGATTCGAACTTCATAATATCTTTATAAGAATTATCATTCTTATTAGAGAGTGAAGCTTTAATTTCTGCGAATATATTTTTTGTTAATGTCATAATGAGTTTGTTTGGTTGTTTATTTGTTTGTATTATACATACGAGTTTGAAGAATTCAAGCTCTTATCTATAAAAAGTTTTAATGTTATAAATGCTTTACTTAAAAATGATTTAAGTTCGTTAGAACTATTATAACGAGATTTAAAGTCGGGGTATGTTTTACCAAAATTACCTAATAGTAATTCTCTTTCATCAAAAGGCATCTCATTTATATAAGGAAAAATACCTGTAAACTCCATAAGAGAGTATGGATTTATTTTTTTATTTTTTAAATGATATACCCATTCAGGAGACATACCGGTAAACTTAAAACTAGGATAATCATGAAGTTGTACTTTATTCGTAATACAAAATTTTACAATAAAAAATAATGAGTTCTTTACATCAGATATTTGTTTATCGGGAGATAGCATTTCTTGTTGTTGTTTGTAAATTGTGTAAGTTTTTATAGCTCTCGGTGAAGCAAAGTAATTTAAATCAAAATGGTCTACGTCTTTATATATTTTATACGGAGCTATAAAATATGTATCTATATCTATATTAGGATATCTGCTGAAAAATACGGATAGTCTTTTTAACGACACGTATTTTGGATTATTTTCAAAATCAGTAAAATCTCCTTTAAGTTTAAAAGGTTTATTGCGTAAAGAGCGAGATATTGCTAAATGTTTATTGTATATTCTTTTTTCTGTTTCAGTCACTTTTTACTCGTTATTGATTTCTTGAATAATCGTTTTGTATTCTTTGATTTTAATAGCGGCGGGTAAAGTTGCAAGAGGCCAAGTAAGGCATCTTTTGCATTATCAGAGTGAGTAACTTCGACAAATAAGTCTCTAATTTCTTTATTTTCTAATATTGTAACAAAAACAGTTGACGGGTTTATTTTTTTATTATGTAAAATTGATAATAAAGAACCAAATTTAAACACACCTTGTATATATTCCTTTGTACATATTTGTTTTAAAGGGTCGTTTTTTGATAAAAAATCATCTAATACTTTTTCGTTAAACATGTATGCAGATTATTTACTGCATTTATGTATATTAATCAAGTTTCTGTAATGGAAAGTTTATCTAAAGTATTTTGAGCATCTGCAATAGCTTGTTGTGGTGTTTCAGTACTAAAATGATCAGGATTAACTTCATTAAGAGTTAGCGTTTCATATTTTACTTTGAACGCACAACTACCATAGTTAGCGCCAAATCGATTCTTTTGCATACCGAGGTTAATAATACCGAGCTCTTTATCTTCTTCTTCTTGCCATAGCGAACAAATAACGTCACAAGTTGCTGCTAATCCAATACTCTCAGATATACCTTCCATACCAGGTGATGATGTATTAAAGGAACCACGATTAAGTTGAGAAGCTGTAACAAACGGAATATTATATTTAAAAGATAGAGCTCGAAGTTGCTCAGCTATTTCTTTTACAGTTTCGTAAGAGTTTAAATTCTTTGTAGAAGATTTAAGAAGGTTAATATAGTCAATAACTACAACTTCAGGTTTGAAACCTTTATGGCCAAGCTTAGTAATATAAGCATCAATATGTCTTACGGTAACTGTCTTTGGGGGATATTCTTTAATAATAAGCTTACTATCGATTTGCTTTTCAATATGCTTAACTTGTTGTTTAAGTTCATCTGTAAAGACTTTAAGTTGATTGTGAGGTATTTGTGTCATCTGTGCACTAATCCTTTTTGCATACATATACTCTGACATTTCTAAAGAAATAAGAAGTACGTTTTTATTTTTTAAAACAAAATTAGTAGCAATATTACCTAAAAAAATACTCTTACCGATATTTACCTGACCAACAAGACAGGTGAGTGTTTTAGGAAACAACCCACCTTCTAATTTTTCATCTAAAAATTTCCAACCTGTTGGAATAGGGTTATATATAGTAGTGAGTTCTTTAATATGGTTATCTACATCCTCAAAATACCAATGACCGGAATTTTCAGTAAGATTAATAGTATAAGCCTTTTCAAACTCTTTAAGTGCATCAGCGGGGTCTGCTTTACCTTGAGCATACTTTTCAGCAGTTTCTAAAATAGTTTTATATAAACATCTTTCTTTAAGAAACCTCTCTGTATTACTAAGTAACTCTTCTTTATTAAACTTCGTATCAATTTCTTTAAACCGGTTAGCAATATCGTTAAACGCTTTTCGTTCCTCTTCAGAAGTTAATCTTGACTTAATTTCAGTTGCTGTTGGTACGGTACCTCTCTCAGAAAAGAAAAATGCAATTGTTTTAAACACAGTCTGGATACTCTTATCATTGAAATAAGCGGGATCAGCATGTTCTATAATTGTTGCTAAATACTCCTGACTTAAAAGAGAGTTAAAAAGAATAATGTTCTCGTAATAATCGAGATCAAGCTTACCAGGTTCTGGATTAGACATTATTCGATATTATCGACTTCTTCTTCAATATCTACTGTAGAACTAGTGCCATAGCAAAGTTTTTCTTGTAAAACTTTTTCTAATTCAGGCATAATCTTTTCCCAGAATTTAGGATCTTTTTCAAGATCTTTTCTATAACCAAGACTTTCACCTTTATACATTACTGTACGTCCAGGTTTTTCAATAACACCGAACGCTTCTGCAATTTCAAAAAGACCAGCATGTTTATCAAGACCTGTTTTAAAGTTTAAATAAAGTTCAGTCTTAAGATAAGATGGTACAAAACGGTTTTTCACTGTCATAGCGCCAAGCGTTACACCTGAAATATTATGAGCAATAGCCACAGATTGTTCATTAGGGTTGTCACTAGCTTTTTCGTTCTTCGTACTAAGTTGTACAAGAACCGAAGCAAGATAAATCGGTCCCTTGCCACCACTCTGAGTTTTAACAAGAGTAGGGAACATTTCCATTCCTTCATAAATGTGATTACTAAATAAAATTGGTACCTTTGCTTTAGCAGCTTTATAGGTAAGTGTACGCATCATCGATTTAATAGCTTTTGCTCTTTGTCCTACATCTGCTGAATCTTTACCAGCTGTAGCATCTTTAATTTCCTTAGCACTTGCAAGATTTCCAAGAGAGTCAATTGCTACGATAAACTTAAGATCAGGATTATTCGCCTTAATAACGTTATCGAGAAATGCACTCATTTGATTACGGCAATCTTCAATCGTCTCAACAGGGTAGTACTTAACACGAGATGTATCCATGCCAGCTCCTTCAGCACTTTTCTTATCAACAGCTACCTCAGAATCCCAAATTACAGGTATATAGCCTTTCTTTTGAGCATTAGCCATAACCTTATTCATAATAAGAGTCTTACCAGCCATCGAAGGTCCAGCAAAACCTGTAATACGGCCTCCTGGAATTCCCTTATACATGGATCCTGAGATAATAGCGTTTAATGCATACGAACCGGTATCAATCCAGTCGTCAGCAGTTGATAGAGTAGCAGCATCTAATACTGCGGAGTCGGGGTTTAAGTCGTCGACTGATTTAAAAATGTCTTTTAAATAAGAGAGTTCGTTTTTAGCCATACCGAAATATTAGATGCTGCTTCTATTAAAGCAAATTATTCTTCGTCAAAAAGACGAACAACATCACCAGCTCCAGCAGGAGCTACACCCGGATTAGTCGGTGTGATAATCGGGCTAGGGTTAAAGATTTGCTGGTACTGAGCCTGAAGCTTAAAATCAAATGCAACATCTTTACATTCGGTAATAAGCTCACGATTATACTTCCAAACAGTAGGCTCAGTCTTATCGGCAAGAAACTCTCTGAAGAACAGAGGAAGAATCTGTAACGATAGTTGACCAGTCTGCTGATTAGGCATAATGTGTACTACGGCTGGGTTCTTAATGGTAAGAACCTTATCTGATGTATCAGCATCAATGCGTTCTCCAAGGATTGTACGTCCTACAGAGTCGAAGAATACTGCTATTGTGTTTGTGGTTTCGCTCATATCGTTAATATATTATTATAGATTTATAGTTTGTGCTAGGGTTAATTTACTGACCCATTGCTTTTTTTGTATAAAGGGTATGGTTAATAAGAGCAGATGGTAGAAGCTCTACTCTACTGGCTCTTGTAGGATTAATATCAAGAGATCCACGACGAGCGTAAAGAAGAGTTACAGCACAGTCAATTACAGCTGGATGACCCATAATGCTTGTATAAAGCTTTTCAGCACAAAATTCATGAAACTCATTTACTTCTCTCAAAGAAACAACTTGCTTGAAGAGTGAAACAGGGTTAACTTCACAACCCTTCGTTACAATGCGAATATAGGCCGTACCTGTATCTTTCTGCTTTGTATGTCTGCAACGCGATCTCAAAGCGTTTGTAAAATACTTACACTCAACAATCTCTTCACCGTCTGTAAGAGAGTAGAATTTAAGATGCTCTTCCTTTGAAGCGTAATCTGTAATTTCTGTACTAAAATGAATCTTATCAGTAAGATCTACATAACCGTAAACAGGATCAGCGGCGCTAGTATCAGCTCCGGAGCGGAAAAATTTAACTGAAACAGGTGTCTTAAGAACGTTCTCAAGATCTGTACGAATCTGATTCTCATAATTGTCAATAGCTTGAGCGTATGTTTCTCCCATCTTACACATATCAAATGAATTACAGTAAAGCTTAGCAGACTTTGACTCTACCATGAACTCTGAATCGCATGAATAAACATACTTGAGGGTACCTGCTACTGGTACTCCACTATTAAGAAGGAATGTAGCTTCGTGACAATGCCAGGTATCGTACCCAACAAAACTATCTGCTTTAATATTCCAATCGTCTCGTGCAAGAGAACGAGGCATTGGGTTAAGCAATGATGGATCAAACGTATCGGTGTATACTGCATACGAAGCCGAAGATCCTAAAGACTTCGATGCAATGTCATTCATGTTAGTTGTACTCATAATTCGTAAAAATCGTTGTTGTGTATTTCTACCTCTTTATCTTGTAAAGCTACAAAGAATTGTCTAGCACGTTCTTCAACAGAGCCACTAAGCCTTACAACAGGTATTGCATATGATTTAATAATACAATCAAAAGATTGCACTACACTATCGAAAAAATCTTTATTAACCGTTCGTTGACCATCCTCTATAAGAGGTAATTCCGGCTCAACATAGAAAATGATATCGTATCTATCAATCATTACCAAAAACAAATCTCTAATAATATCTAACACTTTAAGATCTTTTATTAAAGCCATTGAATAAGCATAACCATCTAAAGCACAACGGTCGTAAATCCTATCACCTTTTTCGTTAAGACGTTGAAGATGTTTAGTCATAATTGCAAGCTGAGTTACTTCATCACCGTCTTCATTAATATTATACCCCGCTTTCTGCATACCTCTTGTTAAAGAAGTTTTAAACTTAAAATCAGTAAGTACATTTATATCTTGTAAATACTTTACAAGAGTAGTTTTACCTTGACTATGAGCTCCTGAAATAGCTATCTTCATGCACTATATATTAAATGCTTATTCAAAAAAGTAAACCATAAATTCGTAGCATCATCATGTAATGTTTTAATAGTTTTATCTAAAGTTAATCCTTCAATAGAAATATAACTATGTTCAAATATTTCCCCAGCATCAAGTTCTGCTATACAACGATGAATTGTATTACCTGAAAAAACAAGTTTTTGTTCATAAGCCATCTTTTGAGGGTCCTTACCTTTTAATTCTGGATTATGTATAAGATTAGCAGGGTGAAGATTATATATTTCATGACGTTCACAAACAATAGGTGGAATAATTCTTAACCAACCGTGAAGTGTTACAAGAGAATTATCAGAAATAAAATGTAAATATTCTCCAGCTGAAGGGTTTTTATTAATCTGAAATATTACTGACCCGTACTCTTCTAAAAGAGATGAATTAATACCCGTTAAATCCTGTTTATTAGTAATAATAAGATCTGGTACTTTATTGAGTTTTTTAGAAACTCTATAAATTTCTGATCCTGTCTGACTAAAAAACGCTATCCATTTTTTCATGAACAGAACTTTCTAAAGAGCGATGTATTATAAAAAGCTAATTCGAGCTGTTCACGGGTTATATTAGCTCCGATATAATCAACAAGCTTTACTGACCATTTTTCATGTAAACCGTAAACAGGATTGTACTTTTTATAAAGAATAGCTGCTACAATAGGGTTAGATGTATCAATTGTTGTAATATCTTTCTTAAAGGGTGCATTATTATAGAGTATAAACTCCCAAGGAGTTGCACAACCTAAAAGGTGATGCTTTTTATTAGGTAGTAATATCTTATCATTATAAAGACGGTATAATAATGCTGCTCTACCAAGGGTATACCGTACCCACTTATTTAACTCAAGTCCTTGAGCCCAAATAGGTAGTGGATCAGTATCCTTCATATAATCATCCCGTGTATTCCATTCATTAAGATAAAACGAATAATCAAAAGATATAGCTATTTTATCGACACGAGGTGCAATATAGTTGTAACAATCAGCAATTTCCTTATATGTCTTACCTTGAACCACACCAATCTTTCTACCTGGAAGAGAATAGTCACTACTAAACTTTTTAAAACTTTCAATAGTGCCTTCAGCACTTTCTAATACATCAGGTATAATATACTCGGTTGGACAAAGCTCTTTAACCCAAAAAGCAAACTCTTTAGGGTTGTAGGAAGTTCCAAGTTCAAAAATACTATTATCAAGCAATACATGTCTACCCATATCAACAGATTCCTTATAAAATTTAAGATATTCTGGTTGTTCAGGTAATAAGTGTACTAAACAATAATCATAATCGTTATAACCTCTAGATGTTTCTAGAAGACTGATAGGTGTTTCGTGACTTATAAGCATAAATATTGTACAATAATAATGTCAAATGCAGATAATATCAAGTATTTTGTTTATAAAAGAATGGTTCATGTAATAAAAGTGGGCCCGATATATATTTGGAATACAGCCTCCACTACAAAAAGCGATTGTATAGACAAAGCTTTAAAACATTTCAAAATAAAATCAGAGCGTTTTTTAAAATTTAAAGGAGCTGAAATTATTAAACTTTTTATTAAAGAAATAAGAGTTCAAGAAAATAATTCAAATAAATCTGTTTGAACTTCTTTACCTATAATTGGTAAATACCATCCAATAGCTTCGTAAACACTCTCTATTGGTGGTGCTACAATTTTTTCAAACATTTTATCATAATCAATTTTTATTTCACTAAATTCTTTTGGATACTCAGTAATAAACGCTACTGCTTCTAAACCGTAAGGGTTTTTACTAGCATAAAAATACTTAACTTTTTGACCTGGTCTGATTAATTCGTATTTATTCTGTAAATTAAATTTTTCTAAAAGTAAATTATAAGCAAGAGCGGCTTTAACATGGCCCGGGGTACCTTTATTAAATTTGTTTAAAGAAGCTCCTTCAGCATATTTTTCTGGCTCTTTAACAGATCTTCTAAACGAAGCTTCTGATATACTTAAATTTCTAAAAAGATCATAAGCCTCTCTATAGATTTCATTTGTCTTTTTTACATCTTTTGTAAGAAATGCTGTTTCAATTGTTTTTTGAATAATAGCTTTAACTTCTTTTGGAGTTGTAGATCTAGCAAGCTCTACTCCGACATATTTAAATTTATTTGTAGTAACACCTTCTTCATCAAGAATACGAAGGATGTAACGTTTCTTTTGTAAAAAAGAACCTACATCAGCTATAGCTTCGCGCTTGAAGACAAATCGTGGGTCGATAGAATTTAATTCTTCTTTTGCCCATTCGAGAATTTTAATACTTAGATGTTTATCAATAGAATCTACAATAGTATGTACTTCAGGTACTATGATACATTCTTTAGCTAAATTAATGCCAAGCTTATCTAAAATAGGCTGTATGGTTATATATAAAGAATCAGTATCACCGCTTAAGATTAATGTTTCATTAACATTGAAAATATCTTTTGCGTATTGATCAATAATATTGCCTCCAGCCTTAGCTACTGCTTGTCCCGTTAAAGTAATAGATGAAGCGTTATCAATATCCATAAACGCTGAATGTTTATTAGCAAATGTACCGTAAATGGAATTAAGAAGAATTTTTAGTGTGTATTGTAGTGTATCAAAATATTGAATTGAATCAATTGTATCTTTATCTTTTTTCTTAGATTTTTTGAGCTCTATCATTCGATTACGTGCATACACACGTTCATCGTAGATACTATTAATTAAGTTAGGACAAACACCTTTAAATTTTTGTGAATATAATACACCTGCTTTAGATACGGCTATCTTTTCTTCTTTTATAAATTTTCGAAACTTATCTGTACTGATTGTTGAAAGCTTACCATTAGCGAGCTTTATTTCTAACTCATTATCTACTTCTAGATCTCCTGTAACAATCTTTCCTAATTTTGTTTCTGGAGAGATATTAAGAGTTATAATTGTGTTTGGGTATAGAGAATTAACGTCAAAGCTTACAATCGATTCTTTGAGGCCTCTAACAGGTTCTCTCACGTATCCGCCTTCTAAAGCTTCTCTCGTTACATCATTCTTAAACGTAGGAATAATATATCCTTGTTTTAAGGCTTGTAGTGACATCGCACCTGTTACGATTGATACTTTACCTAAAGCTCTTTCAAAGTTTGTACAGCCTTTGTATGCAAGTAAACGAATAATTTTAAGATAATTTAATTTATCTTCAAGTTTACGAAGAAGATCAACATCCTGAATATTATAATCAACAAAATTATCCCAGTCTGTATCAGCTAGTGTAGACAAATTTGTTGCGTTAATTGCTAATTTACCTTCATTAAGTTCATATTCAGCAATGTAATTTAAAGAGTAGGACTCTCTATCACCTTTTGAATATGTTTTGTAAATTTCCATATAATCAAGACAACTAACACCGGATATATACCAACGTCCAATGTCTTTACCAAATTTTTGAAAATTTTCTCTATAGTTAATTTCTCTTACCGGGGATAATTGACGAATAAATTCTTCACCAAGTAATTTTTTAGCACGGTTAATAATATACGGGATATCAAAATGTTCAGTATTCCACCCTGTAAGAATATCTGGAGGGTCCTTTTTCCAAAAATCTATAAACTTTTCAAATAACTCACATTCATCTTTACATTTATAATATGTAACATTGCTCAATGTAGGTTTGTAATCTTTCTTTAATCCCCAGGTATGAATCTTACCTGTAATAGTATCAAGTATAGTGATTAATGTTACAGGGTCTTTAGCTTTAGTAGGAACTGGAAACTCATTAGGTGAGTAAGTTTCAATATCAATAAAATATACTTTTAACGGAAACTTACTAAACTCTTCTTTATGTACTTCTTCTTTAAAAGAATCAATAAGGAATTGTTGATCAACGGGTAGGTTACCGAAGAGTCGGTTTGTTTTTGTATCAGTAACAAATCTATTACGATCAAAAGAATTTTTAAAATAATACTTCTTTAAGGGTGTTTTAAAAATAGATATAGCATCAGCAGCTCCATCTTTTTCTGTATATAGATAAGGAGTAAACGGAAAATCTGTATCTATTCTATCTCCCTCTTCCGTCCAAGTACGGAGGTGTACCACACCTTCTCTAGAATTATAGTAAGCGTTTCTATACACACCTATATTCTATATACTGGTAATTGTTTATCAAGCAAATTATAAATTACACTCTTTAAGATATTTTCTATCTGGTGAACCAAACGGTGTAGTGTAAGCTTCGAGATGTTTATTGAGATTTCTTTCATCTTCGAGCCAAAACCTCTCTGCATGCTCTCTAGAACGCTTGCAAAGTTTTGTATATCTATCTTGATCCTTAAGAGCATATTTGATTTGATCGATAAACTCATCTCCGGTCTTGTATTTAAGAGTGGCGTCTTTATACGTAACCATATCAGGACAAATACAGGGTAATCCAATTGCACCTGACTCAATAAGTTTAATATTACTCTTAGCACGATTAAAATTATTGTCTTCAAGAGCAGCAAAACAAAGCTGTGTACCTGAGTTAGCCATTACGCTAGGAAAGTCTGGAAGCTGTGCCCACTCTTTATATACAATTTGACCAGCGTCAATAAGTGGTTTAAGTGGGAGTGGGTAGCAACCGTAAAACTGCCACTTAAACATAGTACGTGTTTTAATAACAGCATCGACTATAGCAGAAAAATCATCTCGTTGACCAGTTCTGTTAGTAACATCGACATGTGTACCGGAGGCAAAGATTGATATAACTGGCTTCTTTTTATTTTTATCGTAATTCTTGATAAGACTATTGAGATTGTAAAAACGATCAAACCACCCTCTGGAAAGGTAATTAGGTATAACTGTAGTATTTTTATTACCAGTTTTATCAATAAAGTAATCACGCATGAAATCACATGTAACAGTAATTTCATCACACATACCCATAATATCTAATATGCTACCGCGAATTTCATCTGATGTAAAAGCGTCTTTATTGCGATTAAAATCAGGTATATCTTCACGAAAGACAATATCATCAATTTCGTAAATAAGTCTAAAACCAACTTGCTTAGAAATTTCTTTAAGCATCTTAACAAATTCTCTCTGAATAGGTGTAGCTTGACGTTGAATTTTTACAGCAGAGATGCCTTGATAAAACCTTGGATCTAATACCATTGTAGTAAGCTCGGAAATAACGGCTTTATTATAGAGATTAAGCATCATGTTTGGAGCCATACAGCGATACCAGCTACAGCCGCCATAGTCAGCTAAATAGTTAATGGCTCTTGGTAAACCTTGTCCCGGTATTTCAGGAGGAGGTAATTCGGTGTTTGGAGGTAATGGCAAGACTTGACACGTATTAGGTAGCCCTGGTGGTAGTCCTAATGGTGCACCCATGTTATGTGCTATACCGGAGTGATTAGTTAAAAATGATAATTGCATAGGGTTTATAATATATAAGTAAAATTATTCTTTTTTTCCAGGAAAATTGTATTGTCAACTTTAGCAGTTATTGCTGTACCACGATGAGTAATAATATAACAATTTTCGTTATATTTTTCTGTTCTTTCCCGTAGTATTCTTAATACTAACTCAACACCTTTATCATCTAAAGAAGAATCGAGTAATTCATCATAAAATATGGTACTAAAGTGTACGTCTCCCTGCATTCTTCTAATATCTAAAAACGCAAATAAGCATGCTAAATCTATACGCTTACGTTCTCCACCTGAAAAATTAAAATATGACTTTTCTTCGCCTTTTTCATCAGTGATTGTTTCATCAAAATATTCATTAAATTGACAAAGACAATTAGCGTGCAAAGCTTCAAGATAATAACCAAGACGAGAATTAAGAATCTGTAATATTTTTTTAACAATATAAGATTTTACTCCTTCTTCTGAAACTACAAACTTTACACATTCAAGAACGGAAAGTTGATGATCTAAATTGTTTATCTCAGCCTTATTAATATTGCATTCATTTTCGAGCTCAGAGACACTTTGTTCTAAAATAAAATTTGTTTCGTAAGCTATACTTTGCTGTTCTTTTAAAGATTCATCGTTATTATCAGTTAGTAAGGTAATTTTTGTTTGTAAATTAATATTATTAGTTTTAATTTTGTTAAGACCTTCTTTCTTAGATTCAAAAGTTTTTATTTCTAATTTTTTATTTGTTTCTTTATCTTTAAATGAATCAACAATATTAATAGCAGTTTGTCTATCCTGTAAGAGTAAACTTAGCTGATCATTAATTTCTTTTTTATTTTGTTCCTTATGTTTAATGTCGTCTTCTGGAAAAGGTCGCTTACATGTTGTACAGCTCGATCCAACATTTTCAAGATCTTTAAGCTGTTTTTCAAGCATACTAATGTTAGTACGTATTGTTGTTAATGTATTATCAGCATCTCTACGATTATCTTGAATATCATTAAGTTCGTTGTTAAGAATATCTATTTTTTTAATTAAAAGGTCGTCTACGTTTTTAGGTAGCACAACTATTTGTTCTTTTAAACTATCTATTTTTACTATATTAAGAGCAATTTTATCTGCAATTGTCTGTATTCTACTATTTTTATTCTCTTCAAATTGATCTAATTGCTGCTTATTAGTGTTATAATTTTTTTCTATAACTTCATTTTTTGAATATATAATTTCATAATCTTTTTTAAGATTGTTATATTCATCTCTTGTTAGAGAGAGCATATCAGAGAACGCTTCAAGATTTAAAACGCTTTCAATAAATTTGCGTTTATCAATTTTACTCTGTGCCATAAACGGTACAGTGTTATTAATTGTCATTATAACGGAATTTTGAAATATTTTTCCTGTAGAGCGTAAAAGTTTTTGTATAAACTCATTTGTTTTCGCCATTGTAGAGTGTGTTATATCTACACCATTTTTAGATAAAAAACACTTAGTAGGAGATAGTGTTCTAACAATTTGATATGTATTTGTATTACCGTTGTTAATAATTTGTAATTCTAATTTAACTTCACAAATTTTTTTAGTAAAAGAGTTTGTAATAAGATCTTTATTAATTTCTCTAATTGTTGTTCCAAACAAAGCAAAATATAAGGCGTCTATAATAGTAGATTTACCTACACCGTTTTTTGAATCTTCTTTATCGTAATTAATACCAGTAATTACGTTTACACCAGGCTGAAAATTAACTACAGCGGGTGTATTACCTACAGAAAGAAAATTCTTAATTGTTAATGTTTTAAAATTAATTAACCGCACTAGTTTAGTATAATAAAAATATGTTAAGAATCAACTAAACAAGTTTCCAATTTTGTGTATATAATTCTTTTATATTCCAGTTAATTTTACTACAGTGTAATAACTGTCTATTTAAATATTCAATTGTAATTTTATTCCAGTCTTTTGTAAAAATAATAGGTAAATGTTTAAATTGACTAAAACATTCATGATCTTCAACAATAGGAACAGACTGTAGATATAGACATTCCCAAATTCGATGACTATCTACTCCATTTCCGTGTGGACAAATTGTAAAATAACTCTTAGATATGTCTCTCCAATATTCATTATTAGGCTTTTTACTCCGCATAAGAATACCGTTTTTTCTTGTAACTTGATCGCATATACTGCGCTTAGAAAATTGCTTAGAAAAATTTGTACCTGAATCAAAATTTTTAAACACTAAATTATTTTTAATATTATTTTCACTACGAATATTGTTAATAAGCTGTTGATTGCCATGAGGCCATTGACCGTTAGCAATACCTATTGGTAATGAATATAGTTTAGGATGATTTATATATCTGTTTTGACAAAACCATTTTTTAATATTTGTAGATTCAAGATATTTTAAATGTTGTTCGTTAATATCATGGTCAGAATTATGTGTAACAATAATAGTACCTTTTTGTAAGTATGGTAAAAATTTGTTCATAAAGTCATGAACAAAATGAGAATAAACAAAAATCGTTTTAAATTGTTTAATTATTTCTACTGATGTATCTGCTATACGTAAGAGGTTTTGTTGTTTATTTTTAATTTGATCATCAATAATGCAGTTATTTTCACTAAAAAAACTTACTTCAGTTAAACTTTGAAACTCTTCACCTGAAATAATATTCATTTTTTAATTAAAAGCTACAACTGAAAAAGCCCAATACAAATCTCTTTCGCTATGAATAATATCTTTATATTTTAATTTATGTAAAACATCTTTAATATGAGACGGGTAAAATAAATGATAATGTTTTCTATTGTTTTGTGAGTTCCAGTATTCCATGTCAGGGTGTGGTAAGTATAAAAATAAAACACCACCTTTTTTAAGATGCTTTTTTCAATATTCTAAAGCTCCAACATAATCTGCTAAATGTTCGAGAGTGTGACTACTAAAAATATAGTCGTATTTTCTTTTAGGTAAATTAAATGCATCATATTCATCGTCAATAACAATATTAATCGGCTTAGCACCAGGTAATGTCCACTTATTAAAACCGCCAATATCTATTCCTTCTCCAGTACAAAAATGTTGTGCAAGAGGTAGTATAAACGAGCATGCATTTCCTTTCTTAATATAAGAAGGATAAAGATTGTTGTTATATTTAAATATATTTTTATTCATAATAATTTATTGTTTTTTAAACACCGCTGTAAGTATATTTTTATTTTCTCCTTTACGTATAGTATCTTCTATTTCAGAAAAATTTAAACAACTAAAACCTATCTTTTTAAAAAAAGATATTAAAGACTTATCATTAAAGTGGTGTAAATGTTCATTTGGTTTTCTATGCTTCCAGTTAGAAAACCATTCGTCTGAATGATAGTGACACCAAGGTAAACTTATATAAACGTAATTACATTTAATACTACATATTTCGTAAATATCTTCAAAATGTTCTAATACATCAAAAAATGAAACAACATCATAGTGTCTGTCTATTAAGGATGTTACTTGTTTAGTACCTTCAGGTGGAGGAAGTGTAGTGATATCATATCCGTAACACTCGGGTATAATTTCTTTACACACTTTTAAAAAATCACCTGACCCGTACCCTACATCTAAAATAGATGTAGGTATATGTCCTATACTGCCTATTAAGTATCCAAGTCTAAGGTACCCCATACTTAGAGTTTTAGGATACTTATAATAACTATTTTTAATATAATCTACATCATAGGTAATAACATTAAAATTTTGTTGATGAATAATACCACATTCATCTGTTTCATAATTATCTATCATATATTACGTATTATATTATAATGTAACAAAAAATCAAATTATTTCAATGTAATTTGTATTAGAAAATGTATAGGTGTAGCTTTTATGCGGTAAGTATTTTGTAGGAGTAATAATATCTATTTTAACATCACTACCTGTTTGATGTTTTATTGTTGATGCTAAAACTGATTGACCTGAAAATAGTGCAATAAACTGTTTAGCAGAAGCTATAGCATCTGAAAATGTTTTTAAATCATTAATATCTATTGTAGGTATATTTTCATTTTTACAAAAATCTTTACTATAATCTACTTTAGTATGAGTAATATAAATTATATCTTGTTTTTTAATACCAAGACTTGTTACGGCGTTTTTGATCTTTTGAAGATCATATTCGTGTTGAATACTATGTGTTGTAAAATTAATTAAAATTTTATCTTTATATTCTTCTATATACTTTGGTGTATAATAAATTTTAGGATATTCATAAACAGTATTAAACCCGTATACTTTTTGTAAAACTTGTATGTGGTTAACAGACGTATTTTCAAATTGTTTACATCTATCTAACCACGTTAAGTCTGTAAAATCTATCTTTTCTTTTTCAATATACGGGTTTAATTCCCATACAAAGTTATTAATATCGTTGTTTCTACAGGCATTCTGTTTAGATAGATAACATTTTATATTATTTTGAAAGCATAACTCCGGTATAATAGAATGCGCTAAATTATCCCCTAAACCGCCCCAGGGCTGATAAATGACTATATTCCGTTCCATTCTGGTAAATATATAAAGGGGTGAAAGCTTGTACAATGTTTGGTAGGATAAAAAATGTTTTTAGCATTACTTAAAAATGCTATCCACCAGCTAAATGTACCATTACTAATAATAATATTATTACATTTCCTGCCAAAATTAATCGTGTTAATTGCTGAATCTTCATAAAGATTCATATTATACTCTTTTATAAGTGTTTGAATAAAATCACTATTTGGTGAGTCACTAGCTATATAAATTTTATCGTATGTTAATTTTGATATACATTTCCGATAATACTCTATGCCAGGGTTAAAGCGTGTTGCATCATCTAATCTTATATGAATAAACAAATCATTATTTTCATGTTTATCTAATTTAAATAAATACTTAATATCTTGTTTATATAATTTTATAAAATCTAAATTTTGAAAAAAACCTTCATATAAAATACCGTGATTTAAATCCCCATTATATTGTAATAAGGGTATAAGATGTTCATCTTTATAATGAATAAACGTTTTATTTATTTTTGTACCAGAGTAAAAATTAAAATTAAGAGTTTTACATTCTTCTACACTATAATATTCATGTACTTTATAATCGTATTTTTTAGCTAATAAAGCTAATCCAACATTTTGAAATATATGATTTCCAAGACGTGTACCTTCTATTTGTAAGAGCCTTAACATATTTTAAACATATAAATGTAATTTCTTAGAATGTATATGTAAATTACAAATAGGTATTTTTATTCCGTTATAAATCGTATAAGGTTTTTTATCAAAAACAACTTCTATCTTTTTATCAATTATAGCGTCCCCAATATAGTGAGCTCTTTCAGCATATCCTGGCGGGTGGTTGTGATTTGTACCTCCTACGTATTGACCGTAAGATGCTCCATCAAATAATGTACCTAAGTTATCAAAATTATCATTTCCTGGCTTAAATGGTAGAATTGGTAAATAATCTATCGTACCTGGTTTGTAATTGTAGATAATATCAATTAATTGCATTTCCGATAAATGCGGATATTTAGTTGCCTGTATAACATAACTATGCCCTTTTCTTAATAACTGATCTAAGCATTTATTAAATTTTGTAAAATGTTCTAAACTATTGCAATAAACAAACCCTGCTGAGCTTTGCTGATATCCAACTCGAGTAAAGTAAATTGACGGTGATAAACAGTCTAAATGTTTAAAATCAGAATATATAAGATTGTCGTATTCAAGGTGAATAAACTTATCTATATTGTTTTTCTTACAATATGTATAAAGTACAAATAATCTAAAAAGAGAAGTATACCAAAAAGGACACCAAACAAGATAGGTAAAATACTCCTTACACTTTCTATAAAATTCAATTGACTCTTCTTTCATATGATTATCAATATAATCATTAGATAAAATAATTGGCTCTGTGTTTAAATACTTTTTAGTTTGATTTATGCTGACTTGAGCGTAAGAAGGAATCTGTTCAAATACCCACTGAACAGGGGTAAATTCGTGACCGTAAGGTAATTTTTTATAATCAATATGTACGTATATAGCTTTCATTTTATTAAATTTTTATGTACTCAAAGTCACCTTCAAAGACAAAATATTTCATATTATAATATATTTCAGGTATAAAACAAGTTAAATTATTTCTTATAGCTGCAGCTAGACAATGATTTCCTGAAAGAGAGCAAATATATTTTTTACAGTTACGTATTATTTCACAGTATTCATTAATATTGTTTATTTCAATATACTCTACCGGTTTGTTAATAATTTCTTTAGTATAATCTGTAAATGTTTTATCGTTTTTTAAATTATTAAATTTAACAACTGTTAATTGCTCTTTAAAACTGTCAAAATATTTTTTCATATTTTGACGATGATAAATTTTATCCATTGTATTATTTTCGTTACTACAGGTAATGTCAACAATTATCTTATTTTTAACATTAAAGATATCTTCTTTATTAAAATCATAATACAGTTCAGGTATTTTCCCGTACGGTGCTTCAAATTTAAATATTTTTTCCATGAGAGCTATCCAATGAGTAGAGCCGTCGTATCTAATAAGATTGTTATCAGCGATATTAATACCTTTTTTATTGGTAAAACCAGCTATATAGGGATTTTTATCCCAAACGAGGTTTTTTATTTCGTTATTACGCCAAGGAATACTATTAGAAATATAAACTCCTTTGTAGCCAAATTTTTCAAAAAAACGTCTTGGTATAGTAGACATTTGTAAATTATCTCCTAAACCTCCCCATACATCTAAATTTAAAATAATTTTTTTATTCATATTAATTCCAAGTATGCATTAAAAGTAAATCAGAGTCTGTTTGTTTTGCATTGTTAATAGTTTTGATAATTTCACTATCATTCCATGTTTGACCGATGTTAGAATCTTTACCAGTGTTATACTGTTTTATTTGTTTGTACTGGTATAAATTAGGGTAATATGTTTTTGTAAAATTACAATACATTTCATATTCAGAAAAATGATATAGTAAATTCATATTACTTTGTATTTTATTAATTAATTCTTCTGAAGAAGAGCAACTACAATAACTTAAAAACGAATTAATAATAGTTTTATTAAAAAAACCAATATCTCCAATGCCTGTATGATCTAACGCTTTAGATATATTAAAAATTTTTTTAAGATATAAAAAATAAGGAAAATGATTTTGTTTCCAACCGTAATGCCAAATTGGTTGATTTTTATCAAATGTCGCTAATGATTTTAATAAAACAGTATCACTATCTAGGACTAGATAATAATCTTTTTCAGTTATATTTTGAAAAAGTTTTAACATTTGCTGGTACATCCAGTTCGGTCTATATGAAAAACTATTTCTATTTATATTAGGTAATATATCTTTATCTAAGTAAAAATTAACTTTACTGTCTTTAAATGATTCTATCTTGTTTGGAGATACAATGTATATTTTATTAAATGTCTGATACTTGTAAATGCTTTCGAGTAAATAAGGTATCTTACATTCATCTTTTGGTGCGACGGGTATAAAAATATCGTACCCGTCGTTAGGTACATCCTTATACCTTGTAAAACTATTATTAAAAGTTATCGTTGTCTCAGGAAACGGATTAAAACATTTTTGTTCTAGTTCGATTTCATTAGAAAAAGGTTGATACCACTTACAGTTGTTTACTGTAGGTCGCTTCATTAATACTTGCTGTACATAACTAAACCATAGTTGACCAATTAAAGTATTACGCTTAAACACATCTTCATTATAATAATTTTCAATTGTATCTTGACTTGATGTGCTGTTATGTTCTATATGAAAACATACAGGGGGTAGTTTATTAATAAATTTCGTTTTAACGAGGGTAGCAAGCATTGTTGCATAATACGTATCCCAATAAAAGCGTCCTAAGATAAGATCTTCAAAACTATTTCTTATTTGTAACCAAATATCTTTTTTTATAAGAAACACATCAAAACCGTGTACAGAATATGATTCAATTTTAGGTGTTTCGTTTAAAGATTCAATATCATATATATGCATACGGCTAATAACGTAAGCTTCAGAATCGTCAATTTCTTTTAAGAGTCTATTTGAAACAATAATGTCGTTGTTTAAAAACAAAAAATAATCACAGTCTGTACTAGCTAGTACATCAAATATTTCTTTTACAGATGGTAAAGCTTTATTGTTATTATCTATCTCGTTTTTTCTAGCATTATATTCGTTTGTTAATCCTTCGTGTTGAAAATATTCATGTATTAGAGTGTTTGATTTTACTTTAAGATTATTGAGAGTGGTAAAACCATCGTAGTTAACATTTTCATTCTCAAAACAAATATTATATAAATTAATATTGTCTTTTTTTATCTTTAATAAGCTTTCAATACAGAATAACTCTCTCTTATTAAGAAGACTTAAATTCTTAAACCCGTTTATACCAATAGATATTTTCATTTTCCGTAATTTTTACTTCTCATAATAAGCTGTTGAAGAGTTTTATCTTTAGACAAATCAGGGATTTGTGTTACATGATGTCCGTGTTTATCAACAAATTTTGACCATTGTTCTTGAATTCTTTGTTCTCTAGAACCGTCTGAGCGATTTGCAGATTGTAAGCGACTAACGGCAACGGGATTATTCTCAATCAAAACATCTGACCCTGTTACATCTGCAAACCACCAAAAGGGAGCTGCATGACCTTCTTTAGACTCTCTATACGCCATATCAATATCAAATGGATCTCTAAATTGTGTGTCATACAGACCAGTACTCTCAAAAGCTGTATAATGATGATACGTAAATTCATTGCACATATTTTTATAAAATGAAATACTTATTTCTGGTGTATATTCTATAGTGAGTCTAGGGGTTCTGCTACCTGGTTTTCCAGATTCCCAAGAAGTACTAACATAGGAAAAATATTTCAATCCAGAAATTTCTGATGCTTTAATATATTTTTCAAAAATACTAAAATCTTTAATAATCATATCATCTTCAATAAGAAAAATATGTTCACAGCCTCTATTCATTAAAAAATTAATAGCGTCGTTTCTACAAATAGCAGGGTAACAATTAACGCTATGTTGAATCCAATGACACTTGTAGTCTTCTTTATAATGATCACCACCATTAACAACTACTAATTCATTAATTTTATTAAGTGGAATAGATTTATAAAGAGATTTAAAATAATCTTCTGAATTGTATGTTACAATACCTATACCAATTTTACCTTTTTCCATATTATTTTTCATCACGGGAAACTACTTTAAGATGTTCTTGTGTGAGATTATCACAGTGAGGTAGATTATCTAAAAATATATTATATGTTTTATGTATAAGTGCTTCATTCATTTTTTTCTATATTTCTTTCTTATTTGTTTTACAATATCAATAGTTTGTTCTTTAGTCCAAAAGACATCTGTAGGACCTGTTACATTAATTTTAGATTTATTTGCAAATATTGCTACTGCTTTTTGAAAATTAGATGCCCATTTTTCATCTCGTCTAATTTCACTACCAGAATGATTCTTATCTAATTCTTCAATATACTTGTTACTATCAGCTATATCAGCAAACCATCTAAATGGTGATGTCATGCCTGCCTGAGCTATAAAAAATGTATGATCAACGTGTTCCATAGCGTTATAGTATATCGGGTCCATTAATCCAACAGTTTCTAAGCACTTTTTAGTGTAAAAACTAAAAGCACCATATACATTCGGGTAGAAGCAGACAGCTATATCTTTACTATATTCTACTTTTAGTCTTATAGCGGGCGCTCCATTTGGTAAATAGTTATCATTACCGTGAAATGCAAAATTAAAATGCTGTATACCTGATAAATTAGATGCTTCTATATATTTTTGAAAAATATTTGTATCTTTTATAATAATATCATCTTCTAATAAAAATAAATATTCACAGTCTTTTTTTAAAAGATAATCAAATGCAATATTTTTTGATTTACCGACACCGATTTTACCTGTAGTTTTGTAAACGTTCCAATTTGTTTTGTTAATGTTTTCAACAGATGAAGTCTCACCATCATCAACAATTATTACCTCATTAATATTAGAAGCTTGAGTGTTAAGTGTATTTAACAACTCTGTTAAATATTTGGGTCTATCGCAAGTTATAATTCCAATTCCTATTTTATTCATTTGTAATTAAAGATTGTTTGTAGAGATCTAAACATTTATCTAAAATATCTTTTTTGTTTACTTTAGTTTCAAGTAAGTTTACAAATTCATGTAACGAAGATTCAATATCAAAACTGAAGTTTTCCATATCTGTAGCTGATAATTGAATATTTTCAAAAATATTAAAATTTGTTCTTACATGTAGCGGTTTACATTGATTAAATTTTGATAAAATTAAATCTAATGCTTGTGAGTTAAGATTTTTATCAATACTAAGATCTATAAAGTTATTAGAAACTATTAATGATAAATCTTCTAACTTAACAGAACCATCTGTAAGTTCTGAAATTTTAACTTTTTTATGCTTAGGTGTTATATTATTTTCAATTAATTCAATTTCAAGAGTATCAGTATCAAGAATAGATATACCCTTCACTTGATCTCTATCACCAAAATCTAGTTCGTATGGTGAACCAAGATAAAGAATACTTCTATTGTTTGAGTATTTTCTATGCTCACGGTAGTGAAAATGACCCGTAATAATAATTTTACCTTTATCAATTAATTTCTCAGTATCAAAGCCGTGATCACATATCTTATGTTGATTCATTTTGAAATTTGTAATTTCAAAATGACCTATTACTACATCACTTTTAGGTATACTGTCAAGTGTAGTGCCCCAAGGGCAGAATGTAAATGATTTATTATTAATAAAATAAGTTCTTAAGTCTTGATATACGGTTATATTTTTATTATTAAGAATAGATATAGAATTAACATCAGACTTATCTTTATAAAAACAATCATGATTACCGGTTATAGCTATAATGTTATAATCTTTTAATATATCGAAAAATTTATGTGTAGCGTGAATAGTATTAACACCTATTTCGTGTCTATTGTGAAATATATCACCGGCAATAATAATGTCATTAATATTTTTATCTCTTAACGTATTATTAAGCCAGTGAGCAAAGTTAATGGCTATATCATGCCAGACAGCTGAATCTTGATGTACACCTAGATGTAAATCACTAATACAGGCTACTTTGTTGCTAGAAAAATTAATCATTACTGCTTTCAGTAGAAAGGCTTTCGTCGTAGAGGGAACTATTACTATCGTCTTCTAAGTGAGAATTTTTTCTCGAGGGCAGCTGACCTGATTCCTCTAATAAACTATATACTTCGTTTTGATATCGATGAATAGTGTCATGCTCTTTCTTTTCTTTCTTTATTCTGTTCTGAAACGCTCTATACGCTACTTTTGTAAAATAGGAAAAAGGATTATAACCACTATCACATTTAAACCTATGACGTGTTAAAGCAGTAATCATTTTAATTACTGCATCACCAATCATTTCACTTTTATAAGAATAGTTAATAAAATTTTGCGCGTAGCCTAGCCGTGTACCGATTTTCTGAATCATATCAGCTAATTCGTTGTCAAGTACACCTGTTTCGTAATACTTTTTAATACATACCTCCATATAAATAGGGTCTACATAATTAGGTTTTAATTCTTCCTTTGTACGTCTTACTCTCTTCTTAGGGTCTTTTTTTGGTTTTATATCATCTATTTCTAAAGATAAATCATCCATGTAAAAATCTTCATCATTATTTTTTTTGGTGGCCATAAACTACTAGTTATAATATATTAATATTTTTAATAATCAACTTTGATTTATGTCTGTAATAGTGTAAGGTATTTGTTCGTTATCGTATAATCTTATACGTTCGTCTAAATGAGCGTTACCATACCGTAAATTATCACCAATATCAAAAATAGTTGCTCTCTTCTTACTGGTGTGCTTACGTAGGCTTCTGCCTATAGATTGTATAATTTTTATCTTAGCTTTACCTATAGCCGCAAAAACTATATTATGAAGATTTTTAATATTAATACCTGTACTAAAAATTTTAGATATAGCTATACAGATTATATTGTCTTCTTTTTCCATAAGTTTACGTATATTTTCTCTTTCCTCTATTTCAATATCTCCGTGAACAAAATATACTTTCTTCTTTGTATTACTAGAAAGCACTCTTAATAATTCTTCACCATGTGCTATTCTATCAACCATAATAAGTGTGTTTTTATTAACACCGTTTATTATTTTTGTAATTAAGCTGTTTCTAAAAATATTTGTTTGTAAAAATTGTATTTCTTCCTCGTATCCTGCTGTAGGTGATGCTCCGTTTGATTTAGTAAATTTAGGAAGATTACTATATGTAACTTTTAGTATGGCAACATGAACTTGAGATATGTAATTTAGTTCTCTAAGATCAATTGATTGTTTTTTGTAAATTACTCTTCCGAGTTTACCCAGAATATTCCATTCATCTATTTTATTATCGGGCATTGTACCTGTAAGACCGAAGCGATATTTTGCTGTTATCTGATCTACTATTTTATTTACCTTATTACCGTGTTTAAGTTTATGAACTTCGTCTATGATTAGTAATTCTACATCTTTAAGTAAAGATAAGTCTTGTTTTTCAGATTGAAGAATTTGTATATTAGCTATTATAATAGAAGCGTTAAAATCAGGCTCATAACTTCCTGTCCATTTAGTTATTTCGTTTTTCGGTATTCCATACTCAATAAAATCTGAATAAGATTGTGTAACTAATTGAATGTCGGGTACTAGTATTAGTGTTTTTAGTTTATTTTGTTGTAATTGAATAGATCTAACAATTGTTGCCATAACAAATGTCTTACCGGCAGAAGTAGGTAAAATTATTACACCATTTTTATTCTTTAAAGCAGCTTTAACAGTTTCATACTGATAGTCTCTCAGAGACATACCTAAAGTAACTATATCTTTGTCCTCATCCCATAAATGTGGAGTATGTATAAAATCTTTAAACTTATCTGTTATTTGAATATTAAGCGGTACTTCTAATGTTTGTAAATATTCTAAGATAGTATAAACTAGTCTAGGTTCAAATCTTCCTTGAGGAGTGATTGCATACTGTCTTGACGGTGGTCTATAACCAACACTAAATCGTCTTTTAAAAGCTTGATTTTTATCTTCTACAGAAAAATATTCGCGTATATTAGAAATATAATCTGTTATTAAAATACCTTTCTTTCTACCGGAATCAAAATCTATAGTAACATTTATCATTATGTTGTTTCAAGCTTTACAATTTCAATTAAATTTTTAATATCATAACTTATACTTCTAAAGTTTGATTCAATTTTACCTAGATACTCAACTAGCATTTCATTTTCAGCAATTAATTCATCTATTTTCTGAATAGTTGGATGATTATCAGCTGCCATTTCCCTAGTCCTGATACTAGTACCTACGGGTAACTCAGCTTGAATTTTATCTGAAAGTTTAATAACTGCTTGTTTACGTAATTTTACAAGTTTTAAAATTTCTTGTTTATGAAACATTAAACGTCCTACCCAATAATGACGAGCACCGGGTAAATCCATTTGAATTTGCTTCATATTGAACTCGTCTACAGCTACATACTTTTTAATCTCTTCGTTATATTTTTCAAAAAGAGATTCTTTAATTTCTTCAGGGGTTACATCCATAACCCCATTTTAGCTATTAATTGCAATAAAACAACTATAAATATTAATGTGAATATGTTTGATAGCATTGTTAACAGCATTTTAAATGAAAATATGAATGTAGCTGGTGGTGCAGGTAGTGTACTTGGAGCCGGTGTCACATCCACAGCTTCACAGCTTTCAGCAGATACATATGCCAATAAAGACATTAGAGTAGCTAAACCTTTAGGTTCTAAAGTTATTACAAGAAGTAGGATTTCAAACTCAATTTACGGTAGTAAATCTAAATCAAAACGTCGCAAACGTAAAAAATAATGGATACAGGTCACTGGGTTCTGTGGAAAGATGTTGAAATAAACGAAAAAATATTTGGTTTTATTTACCTAATAACAAATATTACAAATAACAAGAAATATATTGGTAAAAAACAATGTATTTCAAAATTTAAGCGGAAACCGCTAAAAGGTAAAAAAAACAAAAGAATTGAGTTTAAAGAGTCGGATTGGAAGTTTTATACAAGTTCTTCAGTTGATTTAAATAATGATATCATTAAAATTGGAAAAGAGAATTTTAAGTTTGAGATACTTAAAACTTGCGGCTCAAAATGGGAATTGGCTTACGAGGAAGTCAAAGAACAAATAGGTAGAGAAGTCTTGTTAAAAGATGATTATTATAACGGTATTTTAAATTTAAGAATCGGTAGACCTCCAAAAAATCTATTAAATATAAAGAAATGAATAAGAATCTAGTAGCTAAAAAAGTTAATCGCTGTTTGTATTGTGGTTCAACAAGCTACGGTAAGGGGTGTAAATATGCACCAAACGGAGTTCACTTTCACCCGGATGATCCAAAAAAGTGCTCATATTGCGGTTCTCCAAATTACGGTAGAGGCTGTCATTTAAACCCGTTTGATAAAATTCATATGCACGGTATTAATTTTAATTCTATGTTTGGTGAAACATTACAACAAAACATACAAAATCAATTTTTAATAAAAGAATTAAACAAGAATTATGAAAATTTTATTGCCTTTAAGTTAGGTATAATCGATAATAACGGTAATAAAATTAAAGAACCTTTAACTGAACAAGAAAAAGTTGCTTATTCTCCTTATGTTAGAAACATTTTAAAAATTAAAAAGTATCTCGGTTCAAAATTAGATCTTATTAATCAAACTTCATTACTTGAAAATCAAAATAAGTTAAATTACAATAAAAATAACCATTTACAAGTTTTAGAATACGAAGAAAAGATAAAAAATGTTTTTAATCAGTTACATCAAATAACAGAAGAAGCATTACATGACGGACTTACATTAGAACAAATTGAAACAATGCTTCAGTAATATGAATTATAAAGAATTTCACGGTAGTAGAGTGTGTGCTATTGACTTTGAACCGCTTTTAATACAAGCTATAAGAGAAACACTTTTTGTATGTAAAAAATACAATATACCATTAAAAGTTAATGGTAAAGGTTCAACAGATGTAACTAGATTTTTTTATCATTATTGTTTAGAAAAATTTTGTGCAGCTCTTAAGGAGTGCCCTAGTAAGTATAATAAAGCTCTGGTTGTTTATCCCATTACCAAAGGCATACCGTTTACAAATATTAAATTAAAAAAAGTACTTAATGTATTTCCATCGCCGTGGTGTGAATGTACATCATTTAATTCTCCGGATATTGAAATGTCTGTTTTAAGTGCAATTAATAAAAATAAAATAAACAATCAAAATATTGATAAGTTTGCTAATAAAAACATGTTATACACTTTTATTAAAAATTATAAAAAAAGTAAAACTTTTTCTTCAGGAACAGTAGATTTTTCAGACAACTTATAATAAATGAATTAAAAGCCTTTACGGCACCTTACAAATGTTCTATAAAAATATAGAGTTTAAGATTAAATACAATATATGTCTAAATTTGAATCCCTTTTAAATACAATGTTAACAGAGCTCGGACCTGTTACCCCTCAAAGCGCACCATCTATTAATAGTACTACAGCTCCAACTACTAATACAAATGTAACAAATACAGCTAACCCTGCTACAGCAACTTCTTCTGCTAACCCTGCTAATGTTGGTAATCCTACTAATCAACAGCAACCTCCAAAGCCTGGAACAGCTCCTAATACAGCTACTCCTTTTAGCTTAACTTCTCCTCAAACTGCTACCACTATAAATGCTTTAGCAGATACTAAGTCTGCAGCAGACGTCACTAAAGTACTAGCTGATCCCAATCATCAGAAGATCATTACAGGTTATATTAATCACGTTAATACTCCCTCTACACCTGCCAAGTAACACTATGTATGTTACAGGAGTCCTTTAGTAATTTTTTTAATAAAAAACACATTTCATCTCTTTTAGTTGAAGGTGGTCAATCAGCTATTAATCAAACTCAAAAATTAAGAGAGTTATCTGGAAACTCTAATTTGTTTTACGCTCCAGCTCAGCCCAATAAGGCAGTTTTATCTGAAATTGATAAAATTCGTCAAATATTATTAACTCATAATTTAATCGAAGAAGATGAACCGCAATATATATTAGGTTCATCACGACTTTTTGCTGTAGCTTCTGGTAAAAAACATATAAACGAAATTGTTGATGAAATCGAAGATATCGAAACTGTAAAACATGCACTAAACAACAAGAAAGTATTTGGCGATATTGATTTAGACGTAAAATATAAGGAAGGAGTAACTGCTGAAATGATAGCTCGTACACTTATGGATGATAATCCTAAAAAATACGCTGCTGAACAAGCTACTAATGAAGTTTTCACAGCAGTAGTGTTAACGGATTCTGAACAAATAATTCAAATTGACATTGTTAATATGACAAAGAAGGGAGATTTCTTCGCTCATAAACAATTCAGTAGTGCAGCTGATACAGCTCACGGAATTAACGGTGCTCAACGAGATTTACTTGAATCTGCTATCATCGCCACTCACCCTGTTGATAAAAACGTTGAAGATTTAATACGCAAAGAAGTTGAAAATTCATTAATTTATAAAAATTTTAAAGAAAAAAACGGAAATAAATTTAAATTAGATTTTCAAATAAAACCTTCATTAACTGGTGACGGTTTTACATATAGAGTTATATTTTTAAAAGACGGAAAACCCTCTAGTTATTCTAAAGGTGGTATAACTTACGATAGAATTAGTAAAATCGTTGATATGTCTAAAAATGGTATACCGCAGGTAATTCCTTACAACGCTATGAATATAATTACTAAGCTTCTTGGCTTTAAAGATACCAGAAGTATCAAACATTTTGTAAAAATGATTGAATTTGTATCAAGTTTAGAAGACTCTACAAGAAAACAGCACATTTTTGACAAATATATAGACGGTTTAAAACAAAAAGTACCAAATCAAGTAAAACCTGATAGTGCAGCTACTGGTATTAAGTTTTTCTTAGCACATGTACCCGGAATTAATCAAATAAAAATAAAAGAACTAGAATCTAAAAACGTTAAAATATGAATTTATCATTTAGTAATTACATGTTAGTAAAAGAAGCTATAAAAATGCCTTCTATACCGCATCTTATTAAAATGACACCGGTACAAGCTATTGATTTTTTCCTTTCAGAAGATGAAGAGTGGGATGTTACTGAAAAAGTAGACGGTTATAACGTTTCATTTGGTTTAGATGAAAGTGGTCAGATGTTTGTTAAATCAAAAACACAAGAACCTCAAGTCGATACTAAGCATTTTGAAGAATTAGCTAAAGTATATCCTCATAATATAGTTTTTGCTAAGCTTTTTAATTATCTCGAAGATAATTCGTTTCAAGATTGGTACGAACAGATTGTAAGAAAAAATAACAGCGAATTAAAACAGTTAAACTCAAATTTTACAGGTTTACAAATTTTTGGTGAGTTGTTTTCTGGTGACGAAAAAGCAAATGTACTTCAATACAAGAAAGAAAAAATTGGACGCGGTGCTATTTATTTATTTTTTCTGTTCTTGAATAGTCCTAACGATAAAAAAGGTATTAATATTACCAACACTAAAGTTGGTATGAATATATTAAAGCAATTTAAAACTTTTTTTGATAATAAAGACGGATGGAAAATTTATATTAAAACAGTACTTGATGTTAATCTTAATTCAAACAATTTAAAAAACAAAATTAAAACATTTTTATCTATTAATAAAGAATTGTTTTTAAATAAAAAACGCGATGCAGATACTGTAAAAAATAGAGCTTTAGCTGATGAAGAGCTACGCTCTCTATTATCTAAGTATAGTAATTCACTTATTAACCAGGTTACTCAAGTGCCATCAAGCCTTGGCAGTGATAAACTTGAAGGAGTTATTGTTAGAAACATTAAAAACGGAGCTATAGCTAAGTTTGTTGACCCAGAATTTGCTCGTCAGCGTGAAGAGTTGCACGCAGGATCAGATTTTCTTAAAAATTTAAAATCTATTTTTAAGGATAAAATAGATATAATACTACACTCTTCGGATTCGTTTTCTGCTTTAAAAAGAGTTAGTAAAGTTGTTGAAACAGAAAAGCAATATAAAACAATTGATGAAATTATTAATGTTCTATTTCAAGACGCGTTTAATGAAACACCAGAGCTAAAACTTGCCTATGAAGGTAAGAATTTTGATAAAACTTTTAATAGTATTAAGCAAGCTGTACAACAGCATCTTGAAGAGTGTGACAAAGTAATTGATAGTATTGATCCTAATAATATAGATGCTGTTGCTAAGGCAAAAATGGAGTTAGATATAGAAAAAAATAGAGTGTTTGATTTTTATCGAACAGCAAAAAACGCTTACGATTTAAAAGATACGGGTAAATTTTATACTGAACTTGCTAAAATTTTTATCGGTCCAAAAGGCATTAATGAACTCAAGCAATATCTTGCTAAATAGTTGAACTATACTCAAAGTATAGTATTATAGTTGTATGAGCAATACAACATTAAATAATACGAGCTCTGTTAATTTAAACCTTGATAAGAATAAAATTAATCGACTTATTGAGGCACTTCTTTTTTCTACTTCTGTTAATATAGGTGCAGAATGGGAAACAAACGATTATACAGAAATGCTTGCCTTAGCAAAAGAATTAAAACATTATTGTAATAATGATATAGAATTAAATAAAATTTGTTTCTATAAAGAAGAAAATTATGAAGACGATTGGTCTCAAGATTTACTTAAAAATTTTAAAAAGAATATAAAGACAATAAAATTAGAACAAGTATGAGAATTAAACAACCTACTTGGCAGAGTACTAAATTAATTGAATTAGGATCATGTGCTTTTCGACAATGGAGAGCTGTACATAGTCATTGTCAATTTATTCACGGTTATCAGCTTAAAGCAAAATTTTATTTTGCAGGTAAAGAACTTGATGATAAAAACTGGATTGTAGATTTTGGTAACCTTAAATCTTTAAAGAAAAAACTTACTGAACAGTTTGATCATACTCTATGTATAGCACAAGACGATCCGCTTCTTCCTTTTTGGCAGGAGCTTAACAATCAAAGAGGTTGTCAGCTTAGAATTATGGAAGCAGTAGGTATTGAAAAGACTGCTGAATGGTGCTATAATACTGCTAATGATTTTATTAAACTCGAAACAAACGGTCGCTGTTGGGTTGAAAAAGTAGAAGTGTTCGAACACGAGAATAACTCAGCAATTTATTTTGAATAATATGATATCAACTGACACAGAAACATTATTTTTATCTGACGATAAAATATTTTATACTATTGAAGGAGAGGGAGAATACGTAGGTGTACCTTCTGTTTTTATGCGCATGTCAATGTGTAATCTTACTTGTAAAGGGTTTGCTTCAGAAGACTCACCTAATGGATGTGATTCATTTATTTCTTGGTCCGTGAAGAATAAAATGACGTTTGATGAAATATTTAAACTCATGGAAGATAATAATTACATTGAATATCTGCGTAACAATGCAATCTTAAAACTTACAGGTGGTGAACCGTTAATTCAAGAAAAGCAACTTCTTAAATTTATTGCAGCATTTCAAGAACGTTATAATTTTGTACCACGTATTGATTTTGAGACTAACGCTACACTCATTCCGTCATCTGAATGGGAGCAATATTTAGTTACTTTTACGACATCACCAAAGCTTACATCAAATGGTGATCCAGAGGAAAAAACATACAAGCCTGATGTTCTTAAATGGCACGTAGCTGAAGGCTCAGGGTTTAAATTTGTTATTAACCGATCAGAGGATATTGATGAGATTTGGCGCAAGTATGTAAAAGATGAAGAAGGAATTAATATACCTTTAAATCGTATATGGTTTATGCCCTGTTGTGGGTCTAGGGAAGAACACGTTGAAAAAGCACCTGCTGTAGCTGAATATGCTAAAGCTATGCACGTTAATTTTAGTCCTAGATTACAGTTGTTAATTTGGAACAAGGCACTTAAAGTATAATATGAAAATTGCCTTCATAGGTACCCAGTGTAATGGAAAAACAACCCTCATTAATGAATTTCTTAAAACATGGCCGATGTATAAGCGACCAGAAAAAACCTACAGAGATATTATTGCTGAGAAAAAAATTAAGCTTAATAAAAAGGGTGATGAGAAGAGTCAAAAATGTATTCTTAATGCGTTAATTGATGAAATTCAACTTGCTAGTGTTTCTGAAGAAAAACACATAGTATTTGATCGTTGTGTATTAGATAATATCGTTTACAGTCTTTGGTTAAATGCTAACCAGAAAGTTAGCGATAATTTTATTATCGATAGTAAGTTTCTGGCGACTGAAACTCTTAAAAGTTATGATGTAGTCTTTTATCTACCTTTAAGACCTGAAATACCTTTAGAGAAACGTAAAGGAAGAGATATCGACCCAATCTATCGTCAGGAAATTGATAACATCTTTAAAGCTATTGTTTCATCATATGAAAAAGGAAAATCAGCTTTTCTTCCTAAGGAAGATTGTCCTCCATTAATAGCTTTAGAAGGTCCTCCAGATACAAGAATACATCAAATTAAACTCTATATTCAAGAAAACGGTAATGCTTACGGTGAAGATACACCCTCTTTAATTACTATGCCTTAAAAACTGTATAAATAATATACAGTTATGTTTAATTTTGATAATATTGTAAACAATTTACTTATTGAAGCTGAAGGTATAGTACCTTCTTGGTATAAAGAAGTAATTGCTGCTTATAATAATAAAAATCAATCTATTCAATTATCTACAGGTTTACCTAAACCAGGAGAGCCATTATTTAAAGCTCTTAATGTTGGTATAAGCTCAAACCCTGCACCTTCACCTAATGAGTATGATGTTAAGCTTGCACCATTAGTTGATCTATTTAGACGAATTCGTAGTACAGATACAAAAGGTATTAATGCAAGCGATGTTATTACATTTATAAATGCCGTAGAGTCGTATATTAATACCGGAGCGAACAAAAGTGAGTGTTTAAAAGTTATTACTGAATGGAAAAATAGCGATTTAGATTATAGTATTTATAGCCCTGTAAATAAAAGTATTATAGCATCTGAAGCTAAAAGAACCGCAGATACAAATAAATTAGCAAGTACAGCTTATACAACTATAGAAAATTTATGCATTTTACCCGCTGTACAGGATATTGTAAAAAAGCGTACAGATATTGTAAAAAGAGTGTTAGCTCTTAAAAATCCATCTCAACCATTTACAACTTTATTGTATAATATTTTTAATAAAACAGCTCAGTATGCTTCTGGTAATTTACCCATTACATCAGATTTTGCTGAATTAGTTGAAGGTAATTTACATATAAGAGATATAATTCTTATTGCTATATATGCTAGAGAGTTATATGATGCCTTAATACACCCTACTACAGAGTCAGGTACACCTCAACCAGGGCCCGGTACTCCTCCTCAACTACCCGGTAGACCAAACCAACCTCAATTACCTGGTGGTAATACACCTGAACTACCAGAGGGAGATAAATATCCACTAGCACTTCGCCCTGACGGTACTTTAGAACTTCGCCCTGACGCTCAAATTGTAACCGTTGGTAAAGATTGGGATTTAATTATAACAAAAGATTTAAATTTCTTAGCTGTTTTTCCAGATTTAACTTTAGCGGTAATAAAAAGCGGGGTACCGCCTCAAATGTGGCGAAAGATAGATCAAACACTTGTTCAGGTAGAGCAATTTCCATTAGCTGTTCGCTACGATGGTGCTTTACTTAGAGTTGAACACGGCGTAACACCTGATAACTGGGAAGTATTAATACCTGGTTTAAGCAATTTAAAACCTAGCTTACCTGAATGTTATAATATATTTAATAATATATTTGGAGATTTAATAACTGAAGCTAATGTTGTTGATATATCAAAAGAAATAGCTGCTGCTGTTAAGAGAGCGGTCGATGTTTCTAAATTTAGTTGGATAAAAGACACAGCAGTTGATCAAGGATTTATAGATTTTGTAACTAAGGGAATCTTACCTACTAAAGCTGATAATCCAGAACCAGGTGCTCCTATACCTCCTTCATCTACAGCTCTTTCTCCAGAGCGAGGAGAAGTACTAACACCGGAGCTTGGATACAGTGAGTATCCTAAATTAACATACGGTGGTAAATATCCATTAGCTATTCGTCCAGACGGTCAAATAGTAGAAATTAACCCTCAACAATCAGCGCAACAGTGGAAAGTAGTGCTAACTGCGCCTGCTAATAAACAACTTAAATTGCCTGAACCACCTGAAAAATTAGCCTTACCTGAGCCTTCAAAACAATTAGCTCTACCAGCACCTACACAGCTTAATCAGAGTTTTAGTTTACAAACATATATAAGTAACTTACTTTACGAAGTAGATAATATAAAAGATACCAAGCCTGATACAATTTATAATTTAAAAGAAATATCTTTAATAAAAGAAGCTAGAGCCGCAAATGAAGCAAAAAGATTAATTGATAATATTAAACGTTTATGTGATTATCAAAAAGAATCTCCCGGTGTTATGCAGAGAATGAATAGCTTGGGAGCTGCAGCACAACAAGGTTTAAATTTTGCTGGAGCCGGAAACTTCTTAAACGCTGGACCAAGATAACATGAACAATAAATTTAATAATATAGTTGAAAGTTTTTATCCTACAACAATGAAACTTATTACAAGAGTTCGCTACCCAAAGCAAATTCAATTTAGTGAAGAGTTTCATATTGCTTTAAAAAAAGAATTTCAACGTCTTCAAACACTTGAAGAAAATGAAGATGAACAATCTTTACCTATTAGAAATTATAGAGATAAATTCTTAAAGGCTGTTAATTTTTGTATTAGATCGCTTTAAATTTAAGTCTAGCTTCTATACCGCTAAAACTATTATCTACAATAAACTTGTAGGGAAATTCATCAATTTTTAATTGACTACATATTTCGTTTATATCTTTAAATTTTTGTAATTCCTTAGGCCATATAAATATTTTTTTATTTTGATCAATAAGATGTTTAATCTTTTTGTCCATTTCTTTATTGTCTTTATCGTTATCATAGACGTAAATAATTTCTTGACCAAGACATTTGTTTAAAAATGTTTCTTGTTTATTAGTTATCGAACTACCGCCTACAGCTACACCGTTTTTTACAAACATAGCATCAATCGGGCCTTCAAAAATAAAAATATATGGTATAGAATTATCTATATTATTTTCCCCATATAAGCATTTATCTCCATACTTTGTAAGATATTTTGGATAATCATCCCCAGTTAAGCTTCTACTTTGATAAGATTCTATTTTACTCGACTCTGAATAAAAGGGTATAATAAGTCTGTTTTTATGAACATAATCATTAAAAGATATATAAAACGATTTCGGTCTGTTTATAGATGTAAACAGCCTTCTATTACAGCAATATTCTAATGCTTTAGAAATAAGTTTATATTGACTTGTCCCCTTATAATAATCACATTGTTGTGTATCTAATAGGTCTACACTATCTTCAGGAATAGTCGGTATATTATATTCTTTTTTATTTTCTTGACTTGATAGCATTGTTACTAAATTAACAGAATTATCAAATTGTTTAGAATCTTTTAAAATTTCATGATATGTTTTTTTCGTTACTTCCTGTAACCAGTTAATCTCATTCCATGACTTACTACAATTAAAACAGTAGAAATAATGTTCAGCCGGAAAATAAAACAATCTTCTCTTACTACCCGCTGACGAACCTTCATTACAAATACAGCACTCAGCGTTATAAGTACCCTGATACTTTTTATATGTTGGACGTTTACAGTAACTATAAACGTTCTGTATTACGTAATCTATAGGTAGTCCTTCCACCTATATATTATACGCTATACTTTTATAAAAATAAAGCTTTTATTACTGTCCTTGATTAATAGCTAAATCTTTAGCGCGCTTTTTTGAATTAATTGCAAAACCGTTAAGAGCTTGAGATATTTCAGATAATTGTTTTGCTGCATTAATAATATCAGCAGATAATGTTCTAGTAATTCCATCAAACAAACTACCTTTATAATCTAAATCTGTAATAAGCTTATTTAAAGAACCTTCACTAGGATCATTAAGCTCCTTAATAAATTGCTCAATTTTTTCAGCGTAATTAAGAAGTGTTTCAGCATTACCAGCGGGAGTAATAACTGGAGCGTCTTCAACACCGTAGTTATCAGGAGTAGGTACACCTTCAACATCACTGTGTGTAGGATCGACTTCAGGTATATCAGTATCAGCAGTAGCCACACTAGAGCGATCGTCTTCACTAAGCATATTAATATTGTCTGCTTCAGTTAAAAACACTTGGTTGAAAAGTAAATCAAATTTCATAATTATTGTATAATATATTTATAGTAGTTATGCTTGTTTTTTGTAATTTAATAGCCTTTATTGTAAGTATTCTCTTTATTTGGTTTAAAACCAACGCTTTTGTAGAATATTGCATTCTTTTTAATGTAAATAAACAAACAATAACTAACTATAAACTTACTAACACATTAAGTTTTCCACAGTTTTTATACGTTACCTATAAAGATAGTACAAAAAGCAATTTAACACTGTTTTTACTTAAAGTAATAACCTGTCCTATATGTTTATGTATGTGGTTAACGTTTATATCGTGTATAATATTTGGTTATTTTTTAACAATACCTTTTATTTTTATTATATCACTTTTTGTCTACTTTCAATTGTGTAAGTTTGTTGATTAAAAAATCATTTAAAATTAACTCTACTTCCTCGTTTAGATAGTCTAACGGTATCATTTCATAATTATCATTTTTTTGATTAAACCATATAACATTAAGCTTATCAATTTTTATTGATGTATATTTTTCAATAAAATATTTGTAAATACTTAATTGAAGACTATATGTATTACGTTCACATTCAAAAAGATGCTCAAGAGGAGATAACATATATTTACCGTATTTGTTATTCGATCTAATTTCTTTATTAGTTTTATAATCGTAAATTTCGTAAGTATTATTTTTTGTATTAAAAGCTAACATATCAAGCATACCACAAATCTTAGTACCGTTAATGTCTCCTACTGGTAACTCACTCTTTATCGGTAAGATATGTTGATGATCGTTATAAAAATTGTTAAATTGTTTAATAAGAATTTGTATTTCTTCTCTTAATTTAAGATGTTCTTCGGTACCCAATTCTCTCTCTACTTGATCTTTATTATATTGTATAATTTTATTATTATAATAATTTTCAATATAATTATGAAGCATCGTACCCTTTGTAGTAGAATACAAATTGTTTAAATCCCAAATACTTAAAATAGTATCTGGTGTTGTGTTTTGTTTTTTAGCGGTTATTGCGGCCCATTTTTCTTTATCAAATTTTTCTTTATAAAGATTGAGTAACCCTGTTACTGAGATAGGTGCACTAGGGGCATTATTAATAAGATATTTGTGCGTAATACTTAAAAATGTTATACAGTTAAATATGGTTAATTCTGGAAGTTTATTAAGCATTATTTTCGTCTCTTAATTGGGCAACAGCATAGATTATATATATTACAACCATTACAGTTTCTGTCGTTATCAAGAAAAATATGAGGTCGCGCGCAAGAAAAACTTGTTAATGATCGAACGTGCTCAGGATTAGTCATATCTAAAAACTTAGCTTCTTCCTTAGGCTTAAGCATATATTTACCAGGTGTTGTATCATTAATAAATTCATTAAGTGCTTTTCTTTGCTCTCTTCTTTTAATTCTAGCACGGTTTTTAATTCTAGGAGCATACCCCTTAAGGTATTTCATCGGTAGATCTATTTTATTTTTACAATTATGTTTATTACGAATCTCGATATCAGTATATCCTTCTTTTAAAGATTTAATAGCATCTTTACATACGTAATATTGAAGATAATCCTGAACGGTAGGGAATTTGTATTTTTTAGCTTGTCGTTCAAGCATAGCTATACTCACCTTAAATGTTTGATCTGTAAGTATACAAACTGCTACTGGACGACGAGGACGTTTAATAGCTTTCTTTTTTGTTGCCATCATATTCTTTAAGAGTTTATTAATAAATATATAATATGCCAGCTAAATCAGAAAAACAACGCAAATTCTTTGGCGCTGTCATGAGTGCTAAAAAGGGTAAAAAGGGTGTAACTGGTGCTGCTAAAAAAACAGCTAAAGAAATGCCCGAAAAAGTAATTAAACACTTTCTTAAAAAAGAATCTTTTGATTCTATTATTAATAGTATTTTAGAATAAAAAAACGGCCGATCTTTTACAATCGGCCGTCTTCTTTTATTGCTAATATATAAAATTAGCGACGATTTCCCCTAACACGAGCAAAACGACCCTTATTATCCCGAACGTTGTGAAAACGCGCGCGAAGAAGAACGTCGTTAGAGCGATCAACAAAGCCGAGAAACTCGTACTTTGAAGGGTTAAGATAATTCTCAATAATGTTCTCCTTGATGGAGCGAGGAGCCATTGTTGGAATGCTAAAATCGGCAATTTCACCGATATTTTTTACTGTCATTGTTGTGTTGGTTGTCATAACGAGTTTTATATTAGCAGCTGTTTTATTATTTGCAACTCTTTCTTAAAAGAAACCCATTCTTTTTTCTTCTACTAAATCTTTTGTATTACAATGATCAGTAACATTTATATTGTATATTTCAGCTAACGACATTGGCTCTGTAACTTTATAATCAGGTTTTACACTATTCATAATTTTTTGAGCTGTTTCAATAGAAAGCTTATCAAATCTATACTCCATTTTTAAACGTCCTTTACGAAGAAGAGCCTTATCAATAGTTTGACGCGGGGAATTATAAGTAGCAATAATAGAAAGTTTAAACACATTCGCCATAATACCGTCTGTTAAATTTAAAATAGTAGAAACTAAGGATGAGGAACTATCACCAGGCTCTCGAGCAAGAAGAGCCTTTTCTGCATCTTCTATAATAAGAACTGAATGCTTCTTATGTAATAAAGCAGGAAGAAAAGAAGGATCAGCAATACAGTCTACAAAGCTCGTTGGTACATAGATAAGATCACGCTTAATAAGAGATGAGAGATATTTAATATATGTTGTCTTGCCAGTACCTGGGTCCCCATGAAATAGATAAAGACCTGAATCGTTTTGATTTAAATTACTGACAATTGTATTGTGTATAGACTCAAACTCCGGTTCATAACACTCTTTAATACTATAATCATCTGGTATAGTAACTTCAAAAGGATCAAAACGAATACCTCCGTGATCATCTTTCATAATTGTAAAGATAACGTTTTTAATTTCTTCTTTAATAAAAAATCTATCAAAGTCCTCAATATGGTTTGAATTGCCAGGTTTATACGTTATACATATAGTGTAATGACTATCTTCTTTTTTGATTCTGCGAGATGTAGCGGTTCGCAGATAAACAACCGTATCTTTATATGCAAATACCTTATTCTCTGTTATTTCAGATTCATCCCAAAAATTACCTGTATCATAAACAGCTGAACCAGGCTTATTAGAAGGTACATGTATGTGTTCGTAAATGAGCTCGCCATTTTCTTCTAAAAACGGTACAATATCTTTAGATATTTCCTTATCTACCTCGTATGTACAAGGCGCAGTATTAAACTTATTTTCAAAATATACTCCAACAGGAAAATGATTTTGACTCTGTGAAGCCTCGTAATATTTGCTATTACCGGTAGGTAAATAATGCGGTACAATTTTATTTACTTTAACATTATCTATAGGTGTAGATTTTTTTTTAATTTTAGACATAATTTATTAGTGATATGTTAAAATATATTTGTATTTTATCCACTTTACTTTTTACTAGTTGCTTCTCTTTACAAGAAGACGAAAATCATTTAAAGTGTTTTAGGTACAAAAATATTACACTCAAAGGTATAGTAAATACCGAAGATATACGTATAACGCCTCAGAAACCACCCGGTTTAGATAATGCTGTATCTATTATTTTTTAAGAACGTACTTTAACAGAAGTAAGCTCAAATAAACCATCTATAGGACTACCTTGCTGTCTCAGTACCCCTCTATATTTTATATCTTTCCATACCCATAGTACCATATCACCGTTTTCATAACCTTGTGTATTTACGGTACCTGTTTCGTAGTTTTCAAAATCAGCGTAAAATTTTTCACATTCATCTGATTCTTTATAGATATACTTAGTTATATCGTTCATTTAGAATTTAATATATTCTGCAACTCTTTATCAATTTCTTTTTTTGTTTTTAAACGGTATTTGTCGTTAATTTTAACAATTACGCCTTCATCTAGCAAGTACTGCAATGACTTTTTAACATGTGTTTCAACCTCTTCGTTAAAGAGGTGTTCTTCCCAACTTTTTTCACTTTCGTTCATTACAAGCTATATATTATTATTAATTTATTATTTTACCAGTATTTTTTACTGTTGATATATTATTTATACTTATTTAAATAATCTTATTATGCCAAATACATCATCCACCCTAACAGAACTCGTTAATACATTTACTATAGAAGCAGGTAAATTCTATGAAGGTAATAACGCAGCAGGTGCGCGCGCGCGCAAATCTCTTCAGGAGATTATTAAGTACGGTCGCGAAGAACGTAAGCGTATTCAAGAAGAAAAGAACAGTCGTAAGGCAGCTAAGTAAAAGTGTCAGTAAAAATTGTTTCGATAACTAAACCAGTTATCGATGGAATTTCTAGCGCAGAAGATTTAATTACATACTGCGCTAGAGTTAGTAATCCAGCTAATCAACTTAATACTGAAACAGCTCCAAAGCTATTAAAATATTTAATTTTACATAAACATTGGAGTCCATTTGAAATGGTCTCGATGACATTTGAAATTAAAACTAGTAGAGCTATTGCAGCACAAATTCTTCGACATCGTAGTTTTTCTTTTCAAGAATTTAGTCAACGATATTCTACTGCCACAGAATTAGAAGAAATTGAGTGGAGAAAACAAGGTAAAACAAATCGTCAAATTAGTGACGAGATAGTTAGTTTATTTCCTGATGTTGCTATACAACTTGCTAAAATGCAGCAAGATAATCTACTTCTTTATAATAATCTTATTAATAGTGGTATTGCAAAAGAGTGTGCGAGAATGATTCTTCCTCTTAACACATCTACAACGCTCTACATGAATGGGACAGTCCGTTCTTGGCTTCATTATCTTGAGATAAGATGTAAAGATGATACGCAAAAAGAGCATAGGGTTATAGCTAATGATATTAAAAATATATTTAGACAAAACTTTCCTAACATCTCAGAAGCAGCGGGGTGGTAGGTAAAAGAAGTGGAACCGGTGGGATTTGAACCCACGACCAAGAGATTAAAAGTCTCCTGCTCTACCGCTGAGCTACGATTCCTTTTCCGGAGTTGACGGGGCTCGAACCCGCGACCTTCTAAGTGACAGTCAGATGCTCTAACCAACTGAGCTACAACTCCATAAATTTGTGGTACACCCGGCAGGGATTGAACCTGCGACCAAGGGTTTAGAAAACCCCTGCTCTATCCACTGAGCTACGAGTGCTTATTAAAAAGATTTAAAATGCCTTTTTGGCGATCAATTTCTTGTATAAAGCCCTCATCTTCAAGATAATTACGAAGAACTTCGTATTCTGTTTCTTCTATAATACCTTTACTCTCGATAGCTACGTTTGTACCTTCTACATTGCAGACAAATTCGTGACCTTTAAATTTTATCCAAAATGCGTAATCAGAATGTTGTTTCATTTTTAAAATTGGTACCTGTGATCGGATTCGAACCGATACTGGAGCGATTTTAAGTCGCTTGTCTCTGCCGTTGGACTACACAGGCATATTCGTTAAGGAAGCTCTTCTTCAGGTGGATTAATTAAATCTTTAATTTCAGCTTGTATCCTCTTAATCTCTTCGTTAAAGCTTTTCGCAGATGCTTTCTTACGAGTTTTCATTTCTTCTAAATCAATACAGAGTTGAAATACTTTTGCTTCAGTTGATGTTATTATTTCATTCATAATTTTTTTTATTTGGTGGGCCCGGTAGGATTCGAACCTACAACCAATCAGTTATGAGCCGACTGCTCTGACCATTGAGCTACAAGCCCGAAATTGTTATTTGTTTAATATCTTTTTATTCATTACTACGCTATTAAAGACCAAATTACGTAAATAAGCAAGCAAATAAATATAAAATTTGGAATAAAACTGTTCCAAATACGAAAAAACACATTTTGTAAAAAAATACGAATGGGATTTAGTTTAATCATTTTTGTGCTTATACCAGTAATATAATAATACCGAAGACGTAACGATGCCAGTAAAATAATTCAAAAACCACCAAATACCAAAAATATTTGCATACATATATACCATACCAAAAATATAACCCAACATACCAAGTATAATCATCCACGGTGAAATATCTTTTGAACTTTCATGCTTAATAATTTTATGTATTTGTGGTACATAACAAAGCATAAACGATATAGTCATTATCGCTCCTGATATTTCTTTAATAATTTCTTTCATTTAAAATTTAAATCCTCTTTCTTGTACAAAAATAAAAAGCTCTTCAATATTAGTAGAAAGCAAGTAAGGTGTAAGATGTTTTATTACGTCATCTGTTTTATTCCACCAGGCTAACTTTAAAAGTTTTTTTATTTGTTCATCTGTAAACCTTTTGCGGATTAATTTTGCAGGATTACCACCAACAATAGTATAAGGATCAACATTTTTTGTAATATTACTATTAGCACCAATTACAGCACCGTCCCCGATAGTGATACCTGACATAATTGTTGCATTAGCCCCTATCCATACATCGTTACCTATAATAACATCGCCGTTAGCAGTATGTGAGGTAGCAGGATCATACCCAGGTAAATTCCAGGTATGAAACGGAAACGTAGACACCCATTCTGTGCGATGATTACCTCCTAAATATACTACTAGTCCTTCTGCTATACTACAAAAAGCACCAATATGAAGCTCTGCTTTTTCGCCCCAATTTTTTGTACGTATGTGTTCTAAACCGTACGTATGCTTACCAACATTCATATTATTCCCAAATAGTATGCTTTATATTATGCTCAGCAAAATACTCTTCGTATTTTTTTCTTTTAGCTGCGTAAAAATCAGGAATATCAAAAAATCTCTCATGATACTCTACAAATAATTCATTAATATATTCTATAGTACCTGTTTCAATTAGTTTATCGATTACACCAAATTCGCATCCTTCAATATCTAATTTAACAGCAATATAATCTTCTTTAACACATCTTGATGTTAAAAATTTTGCAAAATCGATTGCATGTACAATAAACGGCATATTTACATAACCAAACTCTCTAGGAGGGTTGGATAGAATATTTGACGCATCATCTGTGAAACTAAACAAATCAGATGGATCGTTACCGTCTTTTATTTTGTAAGCACAATTAACGTTTGTATACCCATTAAAATCAGTAACAGCTACATTATAATGTTCAATATTATAGCTAGATACTAATTTAGCTAAAATACTTTTAGATTTAACGTAAGTTATGGGATTTGCTTCTAAACAATAGCATTGCCATGTTTTATCTGCTTTAAGAATATCAGTAATTTTTTTAAATCCCTCAAACTCGTGAGTACCGCAATCAAAGTATTTATTCATATATTTTAATTATAAAAAATGTGCTAAAAAGTCCCGAAAATTAAAAAGGACGCAAGATTTTTAATTTTCGGGACAGGCGCACTGGTTGAGTGGCTCCCAAGGCTGGATTCGAACCAACAACATGCGAGTTAACAGCTCGCTGCTCTACCGTTGAGCTACTTGGGATCATAATCTAGCCTCCTGCTATAGCTGGCACAATAGAGATAACATCATTCAATTTAATAGGTGTATTAAGATCTTGTAGAAAACGAATATCTTCATCATTAACAAAAATATTAATAAATCTTCTTATTTCATTATTTTCGTCAAAAATTCTTTCCTTAATAGATGGAAATGAATTACATAAATGGTTTAAACAGCCATTCAAAGTTGGACTATTACATACAGTCCATTCTTCATGACCATCTGTTAATCTTCTTAAAGGTGTAGGTATTCTTATAGTAGGCATATTTTAAAATTAATACTGGGTGTGGGAATCGAACCCACGCTCGTCGCTAATCTGGCGAACACAGTTTATAAGGCTGTCGGTGCTTCCATTTACACTAACCCAGTGTAAAAAGTCATATTCGATCGCTTATAATGAATTCACTACAGATCATGTTAGATATTAAAATATAGCTGCTTATTACATGGAGTGCAAGCACTATTCATCTCTTCCCACGGAAAAACAATCCATTCCTCAGTACTATACTCACGAAGACTAACGTCGGGAGTGAATGCTGTACCCTTTTTAGTGTAAAGAGTAGCAAACAGGAGATTGATGTTCTTGTACTCAAAGAACCGCTTAACAAGACGTAGTGTATTACCACTATCTGCTAAATCATCTACTACGAGAATATTTTTACCGCTAAAAGCTTCTACAAAATGAAATTCAGGACTTTGCCATAATTTATGAACACCAGTATTGGTTTCTCCTTCATATGATTCAATTTGAAAATTTTGAATTACTTTAATGTTAAGATTATAGCTTAAAATAGTAGCTGGTATTAAACCACCTCTACCGATTGCCACAATAGCATCAGGTTTCTTTTTTAATGCAACAAGCATTGAAAGGTTGTCAATATCTCTATAAATTTGATTCCAATCAATATATGTCTTATTCATAAAAGAGCTAGACGATTTATAACGCTACTGAATAAGCATACTGTATCAGTACTTGGCTCTGACAATCCCTAAAAGCTTCAAGGGACAACCGCTTTTTCCAGAGCCTCGTCATTGAGTGTATACTGAACGCTTAAATCGTCTAGAAATTATTAGTTATTACGCTCCCGGTTTACTCGAGCTTCAGCTTTCATAAACTTCCAAGCTTTTGTAAGTTTTTTAGCTTTACGTTTTTGAACTTGAGCAGGAGTTTCGAAAGCTCGCTTACGACGCACATCTTCAATAATACCTTCTTGTTCAATTCGTCCTTTTAATCTTTTAAGAGCACGATCGATAGGTTCTCCGGAGCGAACTTTTACTATTACGTTTACAGACATATTATTATATATGTTAGTTATTACTTCTTTGCAAATGGATCTGGTGCACGATAGGCAAAATCAGGCCCTTTAAAGAAGATCTCTGAAGCTCCGTGATTGAGCTGAAGACGAGTAGTATCATCAAGTGATGCGTGTGAGGTGCAATGAGTCAAACGATTAAAGAAATCGTAAGCATTCACGTTAGAGTTAGCAGAAGCCAACCAGCGCTTGTTCTTATAACGAAGCTTTTCCTCACGATATGCTTCCTTAATCTCACCATCATCAAAATAAGTCTTAGCAAGCTCAGCCGAGCGACCCATAAGGATATTACGAGCATTATAGAACTCACGAAGTGATGCGTTAGTATTCTTAAGACGTCCGCAATTAGCACGAACTGTTCCTGTAAGATCTTCATCAAGAACCTTATTAATAAGCTTAGTGAACGAGTTCTGCTTAAGTTCACGACTTTGAAAGTAACGCTGATTAACCATATGCGTTGCTGTCATTCCGTTTGTACAAATCAAACGAAGAAAGTAAGGAAGAATCTGGGTTTTACCTTCTCCGTAATTAAAACCAAAACCTGAGTCCCAAAGATCTTGACCGTCTCCAAAAGTATCAATCTTGTTTTCAAGATGACGAATTTGAGTCTCAATTTGAAGAGTCTGAGGATTAAAATAAAGCCCCTGAAGCTTAATGTCGTCGTTCTTGTCAGAAAGATAAGAATGCATCAGCTCAATACCTTTGTTAAGCTCTAGAGGACGCTCTTCTTCAATAGCTGAATCAATAAAACGTACAATAGTACCACCATTTGTTTCTCCGTGACGGACAGCAGTAATAGTAGAACGATCTTTCTTAATATTTGCTAAGCAATGCTGAAGAGGTTCCCACTGATCCTTGTCGTCCTTAATTTCTTCAACAAGCTTCTCCTTAATTGAAAAAATATTAAGAAGATCTTTGAGTGCAGTTTCTGCTACAGGGGTCTGTCCGTAGTAAAAACTTTGACCTGACTTACGTACCTCACCGAGCTGAACTGGTGTTTTGCAATACTCGTCGATTTGCTGATTAATGACTGTGGTCCTTGACTCAAAGTCTTGAAGTAGTTGTGTGTTCATTTCGTTATTGATTATGGCGAATTAAATTAGGAATGCAAGAAGAATTTAGGAAACTTTTTTAAATTTCTTTTTTGCATCGTCAATGTTTCGAAATGTCCATCCTTGGATACCCCAAAGCGAAGTGCTTGGGTAGGTTTCAGCTGCAGGTATTTTTGTATTGTTTAGTTCATAGCCATTATGACTCCCGATTTTAATAACTTCAAAAGAAGGTGATGTATATCCTTCTTTATCTTGACGGTAAATTGCTTTCTTACCATCGCGAATAATTTGTGTATATGTAAACCCTTTTGAGTTAATTGTTTTAGGTAGTATTTTCATTACCTATTAATAGTAAGAGCAATTTAAATTGCAGGCAAGATTTATTTTAAATTCTTTTTAGATTGCTTAAAATCTTCTTTAATATCTTTTACAGTTTGTTTAGCATATATCCCGTATTTTTTTTCAAAACGACTAAAGTCTGTAAAATCTTGCCATTCAATCTTTGGAAGAGGTTGTACTTTAAAATGATTCTTATATGTATATGTTCCTAGTACAACTACAATAACAAGTGCAAAAATAACAGTCTTAAATGCTCCTGCAATAACTCGTTCAATTATATAAAGAGAACCAAAAATAAGAATAACTGTTAAAATTATTTCTAAAGGGTTTGAAAAATTCATAGAATATCTCCTGACGATGCTGTGTAATTTGAATTAAAAGCTGTAGGAAGCACTACATCGTGACTAGATGTACCACAAATGCTATTTAAAGTATTGTTTTCACAGCAACTTTTTGTAGTTTTACTATAAAAAACTTCATCTGTCGGATACTTGTTTAAAGAATCTTTCAACATATTATTAATAATATCGTTAGCGGAAATATCTTCTTCACAAGACTTCTCAATAATCGTCTCAAGAACCTCTTTGGGCCAATCCGAGATATCAATCTCCACTTTAGCATAAGGACGAAGCTCAATAGAACCGTCATCGTGTATTTTAGTTTCAAATTTAGTTCCAGGGCCTGCTCCAATAGAGCTTAGCTCTTCTTCAGTAAACTGAATATAAACATCATTAGTTGGTTGTAGTACTTTTTTCATGTATCTTATTATAGATTTCTTTTACTGAATAATCAACAGGGTAAACAGCAGGTATTATAATTTCTGCATTCAATGCAGGCTCATAAGGTGAACTAATACCAGTAAATTCTTTAATCTCCCCTGCTCGAGCCTTCTTATAAAGACCTTTTGAATCTCTCACTTCACATAGACCGAGAGGTGTATTAATATAAACTTCAATGAATCTTGCATCACAGTATTTTATTAAAATATTACGAGCATTGTCTCTCATATATTGAAGAGGTGAAATCATAGCAACAATAACAAGATTAGCCTTTTGAAAGGTTAATATATTTTTTGCTATGTATACTGCTTCTGATACTATTCTTTCTCTGCTTTTTATATCAAAACCTTTTGGTTTATCATATTGAGATCTAATTATATCTCCATCTATAATACCTACTCTGTATTGATCTTTACACTTTTCATATAAAGCATTAGCTAAAGTTGTCTTACCAGCTCCAGATAGCCCTGTAATCCATACAACAGTAGGCTTCATATTAGTATTCAATTCTAAACCAAAGCCACTCAATAAATTTTCTTAGCTTATTACATCTTGTATCCATAACATAATAAAAGTCTGGCTTTACTTTAAACTCTGTTATATAAAATTTCATATATTAAAATCAATATGATAAGATTTCATTAAGCTGTGCAGTTCATCTCTTACCTTTGCCATAGTATCAGTAAGAATTGGATCTTCTCCTTCAGATGGGTATTTGATAAAGTTTCTAAGATACTGATCTAAATCCCAAAGAACCAAATAATACTTTCCGCCATTATTTGCTGTATCAAAATCACTTTGCTCCTCAGGGAGATTAAACTTTAAGATGGCTTCTGGCATAGTTTAATAAGTGTAAGCTCTTTTATTTGCTTTTCAAGCTTCACAACTCTCAAAGCTAAATCAGATGCTGCTTCTTCCCAAGACTCTTCTAGTTTAACAGTAGTTTTATCTTTTTGTTCATTTAACCATTTTGAATACTGCTCTGGGTATGCTGAAGCTGCTCCATCATAACCTCCCCAATTAATAGGCTCTTCAACCCAAGGTGTCTTCTTTCTAACCTTATCTATAGTCTCTTCAATAGTAAGGTCCTTTGCTTGTTCATGGATTAATGGATCGAGTCCCATCCAGTGAAGAGGGTACATAGGATGCTTTTGAGCTTTATACAAATCATAATCAGTCTTATCAGACAGATCACATAAACTAATTGCACCCTCTGCAACAGCTTTCATATGATTGAGCTCTTTCTGAAGATTGTTAATTTTATCATCCTTCTCAAAAACATAATCTACAATATCTTTCTTTAGCTTTTCAATCTCCTTATTAGCTGCATTGAGCTGATGTTTATATTCATCTCTTTGTTCAGTACACTTTTTATAGTCATTCTGAACAATTTGTAATCTTACTATTAGTTCAGTATTCTCTTCTTTCAAAGGTCTTAACTGCAAAACTTCCTTTAAAAGCTCATTCCATTCTGCAGTTATATTAATCTTAGGCTTTGAGTCTTCTAGTATCTCATCAACTGACTTCTTCTGTGGGAATAAATTAAACATTTTCTTATT